GACTTCTTGGCAGAAAACGTTAATGGCGTTACCAACCCAACTGCAGGTTCTTCAGGATATGAAGGTCCAAGAAGAGGCGTAGGTGTTTTCAATACCCCAGGCGCACAATTCATCACCGATAGATTTTCAACTACTAACGCTTCCAACGCTGCTCAAACTGATGGTGGTTCTGCATGGACCCCAACACCAGGCGATCTTTTAACAATCGCTGCTGCATCTGGAAATGCTGGTAAGTTAGTAAAGCTTTCAACTCCAGGCACTGACGGACTTGTCGTTGGTAGAGTTGACAACTATGATTCAGCTGCTGGCTTGCTTTACTTCACCCAATTAGCTGGTGGTGCATAATCTGTAGCTTAGGAAATTAAGGAGAATTATTCAAATGTCAATGATTAAGAGAAACACAAATGAGCAAAGAGAATCCATTATTGCAATGGCTCTCGAGACTCCAGAGGGACGCACAGCTCTTGCACAAGCAATGGTTGAGCCAATCAAGACTTCCCTCATGTACCAAGCCATCGGTCGCAAGCTTTTGATGGTTGATGAGCTCCCACAAGGTGCTCTTGCTCGCTACGAGAGAGACGTTGCTGTCAAGTCATACGTCATTCCTAAGCGTGGTGCTGTTCCAACAGCTGAGGTTGAGGCTGAAGAGCTTCTCGTTCCTACAGTTGAATTAGCTGCACACCCACAAATCCGCTTGAACGAAATTCGCCAAAGAAGATTCTACATTGTCGATAGAGCTCAAGTCCGTGCTAAGGACTCCCTCCAAAGACAAGAAGATACTGAAGTCTTCAAGGTTATCAACGCTGGTGTTCCAACTGACCAAGCAATTTCTGTTTCCGGTACTCTCCAACCAGAGAACGTCAACCTTGCGTTGACCCTCATTGAAGAGCACGAGTTGATCGGTGCTAAGGTTGTTCTTCACCCACAACGCTACAAGGATATCAGAAACTGGGGTAAGGAGTTCTTCGATGAGGCAACTCAAAGAGACATCCTTATGACTGGTCTCTACGGACACATTTATTCCGCTGACATCCACGTTTCCACAATGGTTCCTAAGAACAGCGTTTACGTTCTTGCACCTGCCCAATTCGTTGGTGCAATGCCAGTTCGCCAAGACATCACTGTCCTCCCAGCAGACGATCCAAAGAGACTTAGACTCGGATGGGTTGTTTACGAAGAGCTCGGTTTTGCTCTTATCAATGACTATGCAGTTTCAAGAATTACCGTAAGCTAATTCTAAACTAGTCATAAAAAAAGGAGAGTTGTTTTCAACTCTCCTTTTTTGTTTAAAGTTTATTTTATATATGCATGAAGTAAATGTCTATTTGTAGGATTATCTTCAATTATATCAAAAAACATATTTTCTTCTTGAACAAATTTTTCAGAATAATCTCTGTAAAAATTATTACTTTTATGCAAACAATATCTAGTCCAAAATAATAATCTATCCCCTTTGTTCAAAGGGTTTCCATGATGGAGTCCAAATGTATCTGCAAAAATTGCAGTTCCAGCTTTTCCAGTAATAACTTTTTTATCACTCATATCATCTGAACCATTATGCGTATTAGCATAATAGATATGAGGACCATTATCTTCATCCACATCAGATAAATAAATAAAAAATGCTAAGAACTTAAAATCATCATAGTCTCGGTGAAGATTTTGGGTATGAAATGTTTCACCTGTATATTTGCTCCACCATGAACTTACTGAAGTTATTGTTGGAAGACAACCCAAATATTCTTGTATTGTGGCAATTACATCAGGTCTAGTTATTAAGTTTAATATTTGCGCATTGTGCATAAGATGATTAGTCTTGTAAGCACATGAATTCCAATTTAAATTAGCATCATACTTTTGAGGAATTTTGTTAAAAGCCCTGTTTGGAATGTGAAAATTATATCCTTTTATGTCATTTAAGTAATTTTTAATTTTTACAACTTCGTCTTCAGATAGAAAATTTTCTACTACAGAATAACCATTTTCTCTAAGATCGTTTACAATTTTATTATTAGGTTGCACATTGATTTTTGGTACGTGATCATTTACAACTTCACAGATTTCGCTTTGGTATTTTTCTCTTAAATCTACTTGTTTGTAAAGAGAAATATCTTCTCCTGGCGGCATATTGATTTTAGTTCTAATTAAATTTTCTATGTCCATATAAATTCCTTTAAATTCATTTTACCAATTATTCAATCTTATCATTACATGTATCGTTTATTTCAGAGTATAATTTGTTTATGACTAAAGAAGAATTGCTTAAATTGGTTGAAGATTATGTGAAGAATGAGCCAACCAAAAAATGGCGTCCTGGCAAAGATCACGTTCATTATGCTGGTCCTTATTTTGACCATAGTGAAATTGTAAGATCGGTCTCTACATTATTAGATGGTTGGCTTGTATTGGGTGCCGAAGCATATAAAGCAGAGAAAAAATTAGCTTCATTATTTGGCAAAAATCACGCTTTATTGACTAATTCAGGCAGCAGTAGTAATCTTCTTATGATGTCTGCACTTAAGTCAAAAAGATACTTGAATTTACCTGAAGGAACCAAAGTATTGACTCCGATTGCTGGTTTTCCTACCACCATCAATCCTATTTTCCAATGTGGATTTAAGCCCGTATTTGTAGATATTTCTTTGGATGGATTGAACCTAAATCTCGATGATGTTGAAGCAACATTGCAAGCAGACCCAGAAATAAAAATAATAACATTTGCTCACGTATTAGGAAATCCTCCTGATATGTACAGATTATTAGATATTATCGATCATTATGGATTGATATTACTGGAGGATTGTTGTGATGCTTTGGGATCAATATACGACGGTAATCCTTTGGGCAGTTTTGGCACTATGGCTTCTTGCTCTTTCTACCCTGCTCATCATATTACTTGTGGAGAAGGCGGATTAGTTGTTTGCAATGATGAAAATTTAGAAAAAGTAATTCGTTCTATTCGTGATTGGGGTCGTGGTTGTTTCTGCATAGGTAAGCAAAACATCACTGAATGTGGAGCTTGTAATCAAAGATTTTCAGAATGGCTACCAAGTATGCCAGGAGAAGTTTTTGATCATAAGTATGTTTATGAAGAAATTGGCTATAATCTCAAACCAATTGAAGTTCAAGCGAGTATGTTGTTAGCTCAAATTGAAAAACTTGGTGAAATTAAAAAATTACGTCAAAGAAATCATAAATTACTTTTTGATATCTTCAGCAAATATGAAGAATATTTTGTTCTTCCTGTGGCTCAAAAGAATGCAGATGTGAATTGGTTTGCTTTTCCAATAACAGTTAAAGACAATGCGCCATTTAAGAGAAGTGATATATGTCAGTATTTAGAATCAAAGAAAATTCAAACTAGACCATATTTTGCTGGAAATATTTTGATGCAACCAGCGTATAGTCATTTGGTTGGCGATATGGATCTGAACGATTTTCCAGTAGCCAAAAAAGTTACCACTGATACTTTCTTTTTAGGAACATCACCAGTTATAAAAGAAGAACAAATAGATTATATCGGTGAAGTTATTGATTCATTTTTTGTATCTATAGGGTAATTTTATGATTTTATCAAAACCAACTATTTTTTGCGACATTGATGGTACTTTAGTTAAACACTGTCCATTATCTGAAAGTATAAAGCCAGATCACAAACTCGAACTTTTGCCTGGAACCATTGAAAAAATAAATGAATGGGAAAGTAAAGGATATAGAATTATTCTTACAACTGGCAGAAAAGAATGTTCAAGAAAAATATTAGAGAAGCAACTTTTTGAAGTTGGAATTTTTTATGATCAGCTTGTAATGAATATTGGCGGTGGTGCAAGATATCTAATCAATGATGATAAACCAGATGGTGAAAATGCATCCTTCGCAATTTGTATAAAAAGAAATGAAGGAATTTCTGGGGTTGAAATATCATGATTTTATATATAAATGTTTTCATTACACAAGAAAAAATTGTCAATCAAGGTAATGTGGTCAGAGAAAATGCTAAATATTCCAACAATTTAGACATTTATAAATATATGTTAGCAAGTTTATCGAATTTCTTTCCTTGGAAAAGAGTTATTATAAACACTAAACTTGATGATTATTATGAATCACGTCGTGAAGAACTAAATAATTTTATCAATCAAGAATTTTCTCAATATGATTTGATTGTAAGAAATACAAGAAACGAATATCAAAATGATTGGCAGAATGATTATGATTTGATAAATGACAATTTACTTCTTTTTTTATGCAATCATGATCATATTTTTACAGATCCAGATCCAAGTTATTTTGCAAGTTTAGTAGACAAATTCAAAGACAGTGATGATTATATAGGCATTCAATTTACTGCTTATCCAGAATTAGGTATGTTTCCTTGGTGTCCAATTCCCTGGAATTCTTTAGAAAATATGAATTTTGAATTAGAAGAAGATTATATGTCTTTTAAATATCCATGTATTCATTCAGCTCAAGTAATTACTAAAAAGGTTTATCATCATTGGTGGTTTGATTATCAACTTCCAAACACTATTTTTGGAAGACCAGATTGGTTCACTGACCATATTACAGCTTACCATAAATATGAAGATTTAAAATTTATAGTGCCATTCAGAGAGACAACTAGACACTTTGACGGATATCAACATTGCACTATCACTTTTGGAAACCAAGTTTGTCCAGTATTAGAAATACCTGATGGTTTTTTTGAAAATGATATCAAGATAAATTATTCAACTAACTACATAAATGGTAAAACAAATATCAATCCCATCACGAACAAGCTCAAGATTTACGCTGAAGACGGCTTTGAACTTAACATGTCAAAAAAATACATCCCGCATTTTTGGAAAAATAAAATAAGTGAGTTTAAAGATGATTTTTCGCTAATTGGGGATGTATGGACAGAGAATGAATTGGATGAACTTTACATAAAAAGAATTACAGGCTTTTGGAATCACGTACCTAATAATGATTGCCATTTAGCACAAGAAATCAAAAAAAGGATTAGTAGCTGGTACAAAAAAGTCAAAACTTGATCTTTCCCCTTAAAATATCCCATAACATCATCCAGTCACTGATTTTTGCTTTGACTGGATCCTTGAAAGCAGCTGGTTGATTTTTCTCAAAAAAGAAATGTCCTGACCATGCAAAAGGATACACGATGAAAGGTGTTAAGAGCAATAAGAAATACATCTGATAATAAAAGCAACCAATGACCCATAAAATTGTCATAAATTGTCCTAGAACGTGTAATCTTCTGCAAATTTTATTTTGATGCAACGTTAAATACATTGCGTAATATTCTTTCAAATTCATATAGTACATACTCCCTTTTTTTGAACAACTATAGTTGCACAGTGTTGAGCAAATTTAATTGCGTCGATAATATTATTTGTGCGAACATATTCACAAACTAATCCAGAGATAAAAGTGTCTCCCGCTCCTGAGACATCTTTGATATTAACTCTGTCTACTGGATATATTTTACCTTGATATTCACAACCATCATTCGAACGTGTAATAATAAGTTGATCTTTGATATTTAATTGATCAATTGTGTGTTCAGTGCGATCATATTCAACATGATTAATTTTTATAAAAGAAACATGTTTACACCAATCACCTAAAATTTTCTTCGTGTCTAAAAAAATATTAGAATTATTTTTAGATATTTCACAAATATCTTCTTCACTTAAAAAACCTTTACAATAATCGCTAATAATAATAGCATCATAAAACACTTCTAAATAAAAATTATTTTTAATTGATTGAATTATATCTTTACTTATTCTGTTAGCTTTGTCATTTGTATCTACTCTAAGTAAAAGACTATTAGTTCTGGAATCAACATATCTAGTTTTGACAATTTTTTCTTCTTGAGTAATCAAGGTCGAATTAGCACCAATAGCATCAATATTATGCTTTACATTAAGAGCCATACCACCATTCTTTTGTTCGTGATGGGGGTTAAAAACTGGCACTGGGCCCTCAGGTGCTAGACGAAATACATTTCCGTATAGAAAAACATCAGAGCAAGAATCGCCAATTACTAATATTTTTATGTCTTTATAATCATTCATAATATAATTATCTTAAGAATTGTGAATTTATATCTCTTTCTGACAAAATAGGATCATCAATACCCCAATCAATGTTTATTGTAGGATCTTTCCAATTTACTGAAAATTGTTGATCAACATCAGGATAAGAGCCTTCATAACTCCATTTGTAATAAAACACTGCACTTTCACTTAAAACCAAATGTCCCGTTAAAAAATTAGGAGGTACTATCAAACTTTGCTTTATTGGACTACTACTATCAAGAGTGAAAATTTGCCACTTCAAATATTGATCAGAATCTTTTCTAAAATCTACAACAGCAAATTTGATTAAACCATGTACACAAGAAATATATTTATGAGATTTGCTATCACCATGAAGGCCTCTCAAAACATTTTTCTTAGATACAGCAACCTTATCATGATTGAAGAACAAATCTAAAGGAAAATTATTTGAATTATAATTTGTCCAAAGATCTCCCCTCAAGTCAGAAAAGCAATCATTTTCAAACACTAAAACATCACGCAAATTATCCATTTAAGACCTCAAGAAGTTTAATAATTTTTTCTTTTTGTAAGCCTGGATAATTTCCAATATACCAGGAAAAATTATGTATATGTTCTATATTTGGAAAATCATCAAATTCATTGTAAATTGATTTAAAGAAGGGCTGTCTCATTTGATTGCCACCACCTGACAAGCCTCTTCTAAATTCAATGCCGTTTTCTTTGAGTTTATCTTCAAGAGCATTTCTCATTTCAAAGTCAGCGTCTTTCAAAATCACAATAAAAGCATAATTACAATTTCCATCTGTGTCCAAGGAAATATGATACTTTTCTGGATTTAAATTTGATATGAATAAATCAAAGTTGTCTCTTCTTTCTTGATTTTTTTCATCAAGTTTTTTAAGTTGAGAAAGTCCAATTACTGCATTTATTTCAGTGCTTCTAAAATTATGCGAAGGTCTTAAAAAAATAAAGTCTGGATTAAGATCAGGATTTTGATCAATAATTTGCTGCCTCATAGTAACATCTGATATTTCTCTTGTCATACCATGTGATCGCAAGGCTCTACAAATTTGATAAAACTTAGAATTATTGGTACAAATCATTCCACCTTCTATAGTGGACATATGATGAGCAAAGTAAAAACTGAAATTACTTGCAAAACCAAAATTTCCAACTTTGCTTCCCTGAAAAGTTGTGCCATGTGATTCGCAAACATCTTCAATTAACAAAATATCATTGTCTTCACATATTTTTAATAACTCATCACTTAGTCCATTGATTCCTAAAACGTGAGTAAGAAAAATAGCTTTTGTGTCAGGCGTGATTGCAGATTTTAATTTTTCTAAATCAAAAGAAAGATTTGTTAAATTGACATCAACAAATACCAATTTATGTCCAGCAAATAAAACTGAAGAAATATCAGATATCCAAGTTAAAGGAGGAACAATAATTTCTCCCTCTCCCACCATTTGCGCAAGAGCAAGCATTGTTAATTCATTTGCTGAAGCTCCTGAATTTACAAATAGATTGTATTTAGTACCGAGCCAATCTCCCCAAGCTTTTTCAAATTCCAAAACTTTTGGTCCATTTGTAAGCTTAGGTATGCTATCTTGAGACAAAAAATCAATTACAGAATTAACATCTTCTTTATCAATATTGTCATTCATTAAGGGAAGAAAAAAATTATTCATATGAAACTTATACAATCCAATCTTTAAACTTATCTAATTCTTCTGAAGGCAGATATCTTCTATATCTTTCTATAGCAAGCTCATAATGGGACTTAAAAATTGCTTGATAAGGAAAACCATTATAACAAGCCCTACATAATCCTTTATATATTGCCGCATCACTATCTGTTGATCCACGGAAGGTTTCATTGGAGATATTTTTCATAAAGGAATGATTCAATCCACCAGCTGGGATATTGTTGTAATAATTCCAGACACCAATCCAATTATCAACATAATGATGCTTGAATCCCAAATTCCACAAAAAACCACCATAATGTTCGTTTATGAGATCTTTTTTGATTAGAGGATGTCCTAATTTTAAGCATGATTTGAAAACTTTTGTAGAGGTTTCTGCATCAAGTACATCTGAACTGTCTACAAAATGAGGCATATAATCTCTAGTAACCGTCCAAGCTTTATGCCCATTTCCAAGTTTGTAATGCTCCAAAATCTCATTGAAAGTTTTATTGAAATCTCCAACCATAACTTCGTCGTCTACAAGAGCTAAAATGTATTCACCTTGGGCATAATATGATGTAACATTATATCCAATGACCCCTCCATAGGAGGGGACTTGTTCTTTTATCCATTTAAACTCTGGACCAGGATCTTCAGGACCAAAAACTATAAACTCAAAATCACCAGAATAACAATTCTTGATAGATTCATAAATTTTTTTAGTTTTGTCTAAGTTTCTATTTGTGCTTATAGTCACAGAAAGACTTGACATATTACAACTCTTCTCTTACCAGAGTCCGTGAAATAATTTCTAGCATAGTGTTCTTTGCTATTGCACCAAACTTACTTTCAACTTTACTCAAAAATTCAGGGCTTGAATGATAGTCATAAAATGCTTGATCTCTGAACTTGAGAATTTCCATTCTTGAAAGATTTTCATTGTACATAGGAAGAGTCTTCTTAGATAAGAATCCAAACTTGTCATATGTATCTGGTATTGGAAGTCCCGCATCTAAAGAGTCTTTATAAAGTTTGCTTCCAGGAAGAGCTATTGCTGGATAAGCATTCCATCCTCTGGTATTGAGTTCTTTCGATAAACTCAACGTAGCTTGCATACTTTCATGAGTATCACCAGGTAGACCAAAAATAAAATTTGCCATCACATCAATGTCAGCATCTTCAATTTGTTCTACTACTTTTGTGATATCTACATCTTGAAATTTACCTTTAGAAACTTCAAGTCTAACATTTCTGTCAAAACTTTCAATTCCTAAACATAGCCATTTGATACCAGCACGTCGAACTAACTCTAACTTTCCAGGATCAGTGACAGTATCTACTCTTGAGTAAGCCCACATTCGTAGATCTTTACTGTATGTCCTAGCAGCAAGCATTTCACATAATGGAACATAATATTTCTTATTCAACAGAAACATTTCGTCTACTATACGAATTGTTTGGACACCTAATTCGTTAAGTTTGTCGAACTCTTTGATAATGAATTCTGGTGACCAAAATCTCATCTTTGAATAATTTGAAGCAACACCGACTTCCTCATTATCATTTCTGTTCAAGATGTTAATCATACAAAATGAACACCCAAATTGGCAACCTAAAGATGTTTGTAATGCAGCGTAAGGTGTTCTTTTACTTTCATCGTATTCAGCATGCCAAAGAGGTGATCTGTACAAGTCAAGAGGTTTTTCCTTGAATGGAAGTAAATCCCAAGCATATCCAGGTAAATCAATGTCCATTCTTTCGCTAGGAACAATCTCTTCAGGCTCGTTGAAAATAATTTTGCCATCTTTTCGCCAAGCAATTCCTTTGATGCTTCCTAAATCATTAACATCAAGATTTTCAACTTTGAGTAAATTATGAAGAGCATATACTCCTTCATTCATAAAAACAAAGTCGATTGATTCTTCATCAATCAAAGCTTTTTTTGGGAGTGCCTGAACATATGAGCCAATGTATGCAAGAGGTGTTGATACACCTGAACTCTTAATATATTCTGAGAATTTGACAGCACCACTCATCGATACTGTGCCTGCGTTTACATTCTGTCCATAAACAACAAAACAAATTAATTTAGGGCTTAGTTCGTTGATTCGCTTAAGGCCATCTTCTAAGGATAGATTTTCGGCTAGCATGTCTAAAATGCCCACATTGTATCCAAGAGAGCGACATGATTGTGCCAGTAACAAAGCCCATGTTGGTGTTTCTATAGCGGAAATTTCATCAGATAAAGATTGATAAATTTCCTTAGCATTACTTGGACTAACAAATAGAACATCTAAATTTTTCATTTATTGTATATAAAACCTCACTTTATATTATAAATGAAAAATGAAGAACTAGCAATTGATCAAAATGTTTGAGTTTTGAACTATTGAATCCACTGAAAGACCATGTTTATCAAGTAAGTAATCTCTATCTCCATTATCAAAAATATAATAATTTGGCAAACCCATTCTTTTGATAGAAATATTGATATTGTTATCAGAAATAAACTCACATAATGCCGAACTAAAATTACCAGATAATGTTTGCTCTTCTACGGTCAATAAATGCGTATATGTGGACAACAAATCTATCAAAGGTTGTTCGTCTAAAGGTTTTATTTTTGAAATATCAACTACACTTACTGATGTGTTTTTTGACATCACTTCAAATGCATCTAAGCATCTACCAAGCATATAGCCACTAGAAGCTACTAATAATCTTTTGGTAACATCTGCTTGAGATGATTTTATAATTTTAATGTATTCATAATCGCCATAATCTACATCAGCAACTTGTTTTGCATATGTTCTCTCAAGCCTTATATATCTCAAAAATGGAATTGCTAGAGATAGACTTACTAAATTTTTAGTAGCCTTTTCATTCGACGGCGAATAAATCTCAATATTGTTTAATGATCTGACTAAAGCGATGTCTTCATTGGGTTCATGAGCTGGTCCAGAAGGTGCATATCCAAAAGCAACACCATTAGCCAAAATAGTTATTGGTAAGTTTGCCATTGCACAAGAATATCTGATTTGCTCCAAGCATCTGCATGTCCAACTAGCCATAAAGTAAACATATACTTTTTTACCTTGACTAGCTAATCCAGCAGCAATATTGATAGCATTTTGTTCAGAGATACCAGCAGCAATAAATTGATCTGGCAAATTTTCACGCCATTGGTCCAATGATGGAGCACCCATATCAGCAGAAATCATAATAATTTCTGAATTTGTTAATGCTACTTTGTAAAGTTCATTGATAAAAATATCTCTTTGAGATGTCATGACAAATCTTTTATACCTTGTTCTAAGTCTTGAGCGCTTTTTGGAATTATAGAGTGATATTCATATTTGTCTTCCATATAGCTTACTCCCTTACCCTTAATTGTGTTTGCAATAATAACTTTTACTTTTTTATTATTTTCAAATAAACAAGACCTTAATTCAGTAAAATTATGTCCATCAATTGTAAACGTATCGAATCCAAAAGCAACAAATTTTTCGTGCAAAGGCTCCAATTTAAGTAAATCTTCTGTTGCACCCAAAATCCCATATTTATTTCTGTCAACTACAAGAGTTATATTTGTTAAATTGTGGTGGTTTATGAAAAGTAAAGTTTCCCATACAGAACCTTCATAAAGTTCTGCATCACCTAAAATTACGAAAACATTTTTATCAGGACTAGCTTTTGCAATACCAGCAGCATAGCCAATACCATTTCCTAAAGAGCCTCCAACAAAATGACACCCAGGTATAGAACCATCAGAATGAAGTCTCAAAATTCCTTCAGGAGTACAATATTTATCTAATTCTGATTTATCAAAATAATCTAAGTCTGCTAGTATAGGATATACAGCAGGGGAACCATGACCTTTGCTAAAAATCAAATAATCATTTTTATGATTAAAATTTGAAACTTCATCATAATATAAAGAAACAACAATATCTACGCAACTTAAACAGCTTGCTAAATGGCCTACTGAAGATTTAGTTTTAAACTTAAAAATCTCTCTTCTAGTATATTGGGCTTTTTCTTCTAAAAATGAATTCATTATTTGACCTTTATTTGTCATTTGACATAGAAAAAATATTTGACCACCATGCTTTTGCTGAATAGTTCTTTTTATAAGTTTCGTACATAGAGTTTGCAGCTTGTATTCTAGATGCAGGATTGTCTAAATAATTCTTTATGATTTCTGCACAATTATTGACTTCTATGCCTACAAATTGTGAGTTTTCAGTAAACCATTCGCCTTTATGGCACTTAAGCGTTTCTGGAAAATTTGTAGCCATAAAGCTGCCTGAAGCTGCAATTTCAAAAATTCTTCCCTTTCTTTGTTTTGTAACACCACTATGATTAAAATTCAAAGAAATTTTTGATTGTCTAAACTTTTTTGCATATTCGGAAAATGATAATTCTTCTCCAATTCCGCCTTTGCCACCAAAAATATTCACATTAATTCCAGATTTATTTAAAGCATTAATAAATTCTAATCTTTCTGAAGTATAAACAGTTCCTACAAAAGAAACATCATATATTCTTTCTTCTTCTGTTCCAGGATAATAAATTCTGTCATCTTGTGGAACTGAAACACAATAAATATTTGGAAACATTTCGCCATATCCATAATCATATACCAAAATGTTGCAGTATTCTGAATATTCTAAAATTGAATGTCTATATTTGATATATCCGATATCTGGAGCAGATTTTATAAAAATTCTAAAATTTGTGTAAAGATTGCTAGTGACTCCACAAGGAGTATCCCATACACATAAAAACAATTTTTTTCCAAGTTTTTTTGCTGTTTCTAAATAAACAGTGATATCTTTTATAGAACTTACAACAGCAATATCAAACTCTTTTGATAACAACGCATTATTAAGTTCTTCAGCAGACTTTATTCCATCAGGCTCATCACAAATATGCAATGTTTCACATGAATGTTCGCTATCATTTTCGAAAGCAGCCATAAATGATCCTGTCAAATTGCTATTCGGATTTGACAAGATTGGATTTATTGGATCTACTTTACTATATTTGTCATAAATCAATAATACTTTCATTATTTGCTACTTCTCACTGTAATAATCGCCCCATTCAACCAAAATTGTAGGACGAAAATCAGTTCTTAAATAAGCATACTGATAAGCATCAAAAATTTGATTTGGTTCATCTAATCGAATAATATCAACAAAATCACACATTGCTCTAAATCCACCTGTATAGTCGGCTATATGCTGATGTTGAGGATGCAAAGGTCTTTGAGATCCTATTGATGTTCTTATGATAATTTTAGGTTTGTACCCACCATCTGACATCACTTTTATCTTATCCACATGATTGATAAGTTGATTTGATGCTAATAATAAGAAATTCCATCTAGGAAAAAAAGAAATAGGTACAGTTCCATTAAGTGCCATGCCAAGAGTAATACCCATTTGCATATCTTCATTAACTGGCATTTCTAGCAATTTAGAACGTTCCACATCTGACAAAGTATTAGTCATTGCCGTTCCAGGATATTCAACTGCTTGACCTAAAAATAATGTATCTGGTTGTTGAGCAAGCCAGTCCATAGATTTTTTTAATTCATCAAAATATTTCATTAAAATTGAATCCTTTTACCAGCACCAGCATGTGGATATTTTGATTCGTATTGATAATAAACTATTTTTGGCATTGATTTTTCAAAAAACAAAACATTTGAATTCCAAACTTTTCTTGTGTCTGTACATACTGATTTATTATTATCTTCCACTACAAAAGTAATAGGCAGATCAAAATTTACAGCATATTTGTAATTTTCAAAAAATGTTCCTGTTTCAGATGCCATATCCCCAACAAAACACCAAACATGATTTGCTTGATTTTTTCGTTTAATATCTAATGCTACGCCGGTTGCAATTGGAATGTTTCCAGTAACAATTGCTGAAGAATAAACTTTGTATTTTGGATAACAAAGTGTAATAGATTTGCCATTCAAGATATCATTCTTGACGGTTTCTGGAGGAACGCCTTTGAGCAGACATTGGTAATGTGATCTCCAAGTGCAGAACACCCAATCATCTTCTTTCACATCTTGAAAAACTTTTATTATTTGATCTTCATTGCCACTATATAAATGAACAGGCGCTTTGATAGAGCCTCTGTTGAAACAGTCTGCTATATCATTTTCAAAGTCAATTAATTCTTGAGGTGTATATTCTTTCATTTTGCTGATCTATCAATATCCATTTATCTTAAACTTTTGAAAGACCATTATTCTTTTTTGACCATTCAAAATTTCATCATTTAATTTCTTAAGTGAATTAACATGAAAATTTACTTGATCAATCAATAAATGTTTTCTTTCATCATTATTTTCAACGAGATGAACATATTTTATGTAATCATTTGATAACTTATCTACTATAGATCCCATGCCTTCACTATGAGTTTCAGCATCTGGGTTTTGAAAATTTACATAGATTTGATCAATAAGTTGCATACATTCATTTCTAGCTGGATTATGTTTTAACCCACCTTCATATACAAACTTAACAATATTTTCATCACCATTTTGATATTCTTCAATTAAATGCCATGCTACATAGTTGTGATAGCAAAGCTTTTTAGTCAAAGATAAAATATTATCTTTTTCAACCTCTAAGTCAAAAATTTTCTTTTTTTCATTGTGCCACTGGTCAATTGAAAAAAATATATTTTCAACTAATTCATCTGTACTTATATTTTCAATCATAGTTATAAATTAGTGAAGTCTTTGTTTTTAAAATTAGCAATCATCTTGTAGGCACTCAATAATTCTTGAATACCTGCATCTAAAGAATAATCACAAGACCACCCAGTTTTTTCAAGCTTTTCATTTGATACAACATAATTGCGCTTATCAAAATCCTCTTTAAATTGCTCTTCAATAATAACTAGGTTAGGGACATATTCCTTGATCTTTTGAGCAAGCTGTAATTTTGACATATTTGCAGACGTAAGACCAACGTTAAAAGCATTATTGTTGCAAGTCTCATAATTTTCAATCAAATGAAGAAATGCCTTAGCCACATCTCTTACATGAACATAGTTGCGCAAAAAATGAGATTCGAAAAGTACTAAAAATTCATCTGTGAAAGCTCTGTAAACAAAGTCATTCACAAGCAAATCCATTCTTTGTCGATATGAAACTCCAAATACTGTAGCTAATCTTAAAGAGATGCCATTACCAAATTCTAAAACACGCTTTTCAGCATCGCATTTTGTTTGAGCATATAAAGAAAGAGGATTAAATGGACTTTCTTCTGTGATGATTGTTTCTGAGCTACCATATTGAGAGTTTGTATTAGGAACTAACAATTTCTGACTTGGCTGAATTACCTCAACAATGTTTTTAATTTGTTGATAATTTACAGCTACTGTTAGATCTGGATCTTTTTTACAAGCTGGCATACCAACAATTGCAGCTAATGGAATAACGATGTCGTGAGTTTCTACCAGACTTGTAAGAAGCTTGGTATCACGTACATCCCCAACAACTAGATTGAAATTTTCATTATGACAAAATGATGTTAGAGAAAGTTGCTTATAAGTTAAATTATCTAAAACAGTAACTTTGTAGCCTTTGGACAATAAAACTTCTGTAAGCGTTGAGCCTAAATATCCTGCTCCACCTGTAATTAAAACTTTTTGCATAATACCTCCTATTTTATAGTCGTATACCAAACAGAGCCTGAAGTTTCAGTTTTTCCAAAAAATTCAAAAACTGCTTGTGATACTCCTGGATGGTGTCCATTATAAAAATCAACCCTAAGCTCTTCCTGGGTATATGTATTTACATAATCAAAACTATTCAAATCATGTCCAGACAAAATTCCACCTTTTTTTACCTTGGGCAGAGAAAGTTCAATATCTTTTTTTACAGATTCATAAATATGATCAGCATCAATAAAGATAATGTCGCAATTATCAGGAAGTAAAGGTATCTTATTAAATGAAAATCCTTTATGAATAGTCATCATGTCTCTATAATCTTTGAACTTTTCTAAAAATGTATCATAAAGTAAATAATTATGAGATCCTTTCCAGTGAGGATTATTCTGGTTTTGTGCATAATTAGGATCTAATTTTTTAGTTTCTTCAGTTGGAATAGTTCCTGCAAATGTATCTATCACAATAACATGGCCATTATTTTTTTTGACAGTATCTATATATTTTCTAGTAGTAGCACCATCATAACAACCAATTTCAACAACAATCATTCCTTCGGACTGATTTTTTTCTACTAAATCAATGAAGTTTTGTTCGCCATCCCATGACCAATTATTCACTTTTTCAGCTACTTTTCTTTTTGTGTAAACGTCAAAGATACTTTGTGGACTAATAGCCATATGTTTACCAACTGATTTCCCAATCTTTGAAATCAGCAGCGAGACAATCAATCTTGTAATCTTTTCTGCCGCCTACCACTTCTTGAATTTTATTTTTTGCAGTATTTCTAATGCCATTCAACCCATGAGTTAATTCAAGATTGTTGCCATCTTTTATACCTTTGCGATAATTTGTTTCATTATGCCAAATGTGCAAATTCATTTGAGATAAAACAATAATAGCACGAATTACTTCAGCATCTACTACTGCATTATTTTCATCAATATGCGCTTGAATATCATGAACAATTGCTGCAATTTCTTCTGCATATTCTGACTTGTGATCAGGGATAAATACTTCTTTAAGTTGCACAATTGAAAGGCGATCGATAAGTTCTGAAAGTGTTGGTAAATATTTTCGTTCCATAAAATTCTCTTGTTTTATTATACATCAAGATAAATCGTATAATATTATTTATTATAGGTGCAAAAATGAAGATTCTTTTTTATAACGCTCATCAAAATGGTGACATTATTCTTTCAAGACAAGGTGTTAGGTGGATAATTGATAATTTGGGCAAAAATCATCAATATTTTTACCTACATAACAAGAACCCAAAGTCTATCTTTATCCATGAAAATGTTGAAGTTTTTTCTATTGATGGGAACTTTCATGGCAGCCCAATGCAAATTATGAAACGTCAACTTAAAAATCAATTACTAAATGAATGCCTTTGGGTAGATTCTTGGTTAGGATCTTTACATAATGGCGGGTTTGTGGTTGATGAAACTGGACAGTGGATTTTTTTATTGAATAATGAAAATGGACAAAGAATCTTGGGAGAATGCACTGAGGTTTGGGACAGTATTGATTGGCAAACTGTCTTATGGAAACAAAACGTTGATATTATCAATGATGCATTATCTTATGAGTTAACAAGTAAAAGATTGTCGTATCCAAAAGCTGAAGATTTAATTCCAAAATGGTCAGGGCAAACAAAAAATTCTTCAATAATTGATGAATTTATTTCAAAAAATGAAAATAAAAAATTTATATTAATTTGTAATTCCGAAGTTACATCTAATCAAAGAAAAAATACTAATTTTGAATTAATATTAGAGCCTTTATATGAAACTTACAAAGATTTTATTTTTTGTTTTACTGACAAAATAAATGACATGAATTATGACAATGTCTGTTGTTTAAGTGATCTTCTTCCTTTACCCAATTTAAATGAAATAGAATATTTCTCAAAATTTTGTTCTGTACTTACCACGAGTATGAGTGGTCCTGGGTGTATGGTTTTGAATGATGCTGTGTTTTCAGATCCTCAAAAAACTCTAATATACTTTACCAGAGATGTTTTAGGTAAGTATTATGAAGAGGGTCAATGTAAGTATTTACATACATCAGATTTTAGTGATGAATCAATACTTGAGATTTTTAAAAAAGGGCTGGAGAATGTAATCAAATGATAGTTTATATTACAGGATGCTTGGGATTTATAGGCTCATATGTTACTAAAGCTTGCCTAGATCGTGGATGGTATGTGTATGGAATTGATAAATGTACATATGCCTCTAATTCATATAAGCTTGAGGAATTTTCTACATATCCAAAATTTAAATTTGAAGAGATTGATATTTGTAAAATTGATAGATTGATAGATTGTGATTATTTCATAAATTGTGGAGCAGAAACTCATGTAGATAATTCTATTCGTAAGAGTGATGAGTTTATGCATTCAAATATTATGGGAGTATATAATATTCTTGAATTATTGAAAAATTACAGAAGAGATAATAGCTCAACACCCGTATTTTTTCAGTTCAGTACTGATGAAGTGTATGGAGATATTATAGATGGATCTCACACCGAAACTGATATTCTTAAACCTTCTAATCCTTACTCTGCAACAAAAGCAGCAGCCGATCAACTAATTACTGCTTGGGCAAGGACTTATTCTTTTCCTTATATTATTTTGAGACCTACTAATAATTACGGAATAGGACAATATGTAGAAAAGCTAATCCCAAAGTCTTGCAAATATCTCACATTAGGAAGAAAAATACCTTTGCACGATGAAGGTTTGCCTGTTCGAAACTGGTTGCATGCTAGAGACACAGCATCTGCAGTTATTACAATCATCGAATCAGGTCAAATTAATCAAATATTCAATGTCGCTAGTAATTTTGAGCAAAGAAACATAGATACTGCAAAAAAAATTATTGCTAACTATTTTGGAACATCAGATATTGATTACATGGATTATATTGATTTCAAATCATTGAATAGACCAGGCCAAGATATTAGATACGCTCTTGATGACAGTAAATTGAAAAATTTAGGATGGAGTGCTGTTTGTGATTTTGACAAAGAACTTGTAGAGATTGTGGATTATTATAAACATCACTTTGTATGGTAAAATTAAGTATGTTTAACTTTGAAAATCTTGTTATATTTGAAATGGCTAATAATCATATGGGAGATATGAATCATGCCAAAAACATTATTCGTGAATTCTCATATTTTATTACGAAATATCCTCAATTCAAATTTGCAATGAAATTTCAAATGAGAGATTTAGACACACTCATACATGAAAGCCATAGACAAAACTCAACTAACAAAGCAGTTTTAAGATTTCAATCTACAAGATTATCTTATGATCAATTTTACGAATTGAAAAATTTTGCATCTGAACAAGGATTTTACACAGCTTGTACTGCGTTTGACGAAATATCATTGCAAAAATTGATTGAAATCGATTTTGATATCGTCAAAATAGCAAGTTGTTCAAATTCTGATTTTCCATTACTCAATGAAGTAGTAAAGCAAGATAAGCCAATTATTATAAGTTTTGGAGGATCTCAAATTGAACAAATTGATTTGACAGTAAATTTTTTCAAAAATAGAAAGAAAAATTTTGCTATACTTCATTGTGTTGGTGAATATCCTACACCTAGCAATCATTTGAATCTAAATAAAATTGATAAGTACAAATCAAGATATGGTTTACCTGTCGGATATTCCACCCATGAAGAAACTTCTAATATACAAGCTGTTGGTCTTGCAATTGCTAAAGGTGCTTGTATTTTAGAAAAGCATATTGGATTAGAAACGAATGAATATAAGCTAAATAATTATTCTACTAATTTAGAAGAAACTGACGCTTGGCTATTGTCTGCGCAAAAGGCATTAGAATCTTGTGGTGATATGTTTGCAGAGCCATCTGAACGTGAAATACAAGATATTTCTCAATTTGCTAGAGGTGTTTTTCTTAAAAGAAACATCCTTGCTGGTGAAAATATAACAAAGGATGATTTGTACTTTGGTATTCCACTTGACACTCAAAATGGACAAATTCCAGTGTCAGATTTGTCGAAATATACATTGATGAAAGCATCTACAAATTTGTCTAAAGATGACAGTTTGTTGTATGAAGATGTTGAAATTTGCAATCTTAGAAACACGATATTCAGCATTACAAAAGACGTGAATAAATTTGTTAAAGATGCTAACTTAATTATTCCTGAAGATTGCGTTTTAGAAATTTCAGCACATTATGGAATTTCAGATTTTTACAAACATGGCTGTGCTATTTTTTCTTTGATAAACAGAGAATACTGCAAAAAATATATTATTTTACTTCCAGGTCAGATTCATCCAACTCAATATCATAAAATAAAAGAAGAAACTTTTATTTTGATTTCTGGAGAATTGAAATTAAAAATCAATGAAGAAGTAAACCTTTTAAAGCCGGGAAGCGTTCATGTTATTCAACGAGGCGCCAAACATGAAATGGTATCAGAAACTGGCTGTATTATTGAAGAATTATCTACTACTCATATTCCTAATGATTCATATTATTTAGATGATAGCATAAATAAAAATGAAAATAGAAAGTTTGTTGTAAATTACTGGAGATTATATGATTAAAGTATCAGATTATATTATTCAAAGACTTGAAAGTGAAGTAAAACATATTTTCTTAATTCCAGGAGGAGGATGCATTCATTTAGTAGATTCTTTGGGTAAAAGCAATATACAACCTATAGCAAATTTGCACGAACAAGGGTCTGGTATTTGCGCTGAAGCATATTCTCAATATACTAATAATATTGGAGTTGCATTAGTAACTACTGGTCCAGGTGGTACTAATATAATTACTCCACTGACGTCTGCTTGGCTTGATTCAATCCCAATGCTTGTTCTTGCTGGTCAAGTTCAAAAGAAAGATATGGTTAGCTATCATTCTATAAGGCAACTGGGATTTCAAGAAGTCAATCTAATCAAAATGGTTCAAGGAATTACTAAATATTCAGAGTGTGTCAAAAATCCTGAAGAAATTCCATATCATTTAGAAAAAGCACTTTATTTAGCTAAAAATGGAAGACCAGGTCCTGTTGTTTTAGAGATCCCATTGGATGTTCAATCATCAACAATAGATTTAGATAATTGCAAGAAATTTCAAGCACCTCAGCAAGAAGAAAATAAAATTGATATTGATTCCGTTATCCAAGCAATAAACAATAGTAAACGACCAATAATTCTCGCTGGAAATGGTGTTAGGCTTGCTGGTGCTGAAAATTTATTCACAGATTTTATAAATCAAGTAAAAATTCCCACACTTCTAACTTGGAAATCATTAGATTTTTTACCTGAAGATCATGAACTTTATGTTGGTAGACCTGGAGGAGTAGCATCCAGAGGTGCAAATTTCAACCAGCAAAATTCAGATCTAATTATTTGTTTGGGTGCAAGATTAGATCATGGACAGTTAGCTTACCAAGCAAAATATTTTGCTAGAAAAGCAAAAAAAATTATAGTTGATATTGATATTTTTGAAATTAGAAAATTAGGAATTGAAGTTGACTTTGCAATAAATATAGATTGTAAAAAATTCCTAAATTTACTCTTAAGCAATATTGAAAAAATAAATATAAAAACTAATGATTGGCTAGATCACTGCAAAAAAGCATATGAAAAATATCCAATATGCTTACCAGAATACTACGAACAAAAAAACTTTATTAATAATTATGTTTTTATTGAAGAGTTATCAAAAAATCTTCCTGAAAATTCTTTGATTGTTCCTGGAAGTTCTGGTGCTTGTAGCGAAGTCACAATGCAAGCTATAAAAGTGAAATCTAATACAAGAATCTTCAATAGTGAAGGTTTGGGATCTATGGGTTTTGGCATACCTGCAGCAATTGGAGCTTGTATAGCTTCAGGTAAGAAGCCAACAATTTGCATAGATGGTGATGGCGGATTTGTCATGAATATGCAAGAGCTAGAATTAGTTAACAGATATAACTTACCAATAAAGTTTTTTATCTTAAACAATAATGGATATGGCTCAATAAAGACTACTCAAAACAATCACTTCGGTGGGAAACTTGTTGCAAGTGATCCATCTAGTGGATTGACTTTGCCAGATATAAGCAAGATTTCTTTTAGTTTTGGTATTGAACATATTAAAATTTTTGATAACAATATGCTAATTTCTTTATTGCCAAAAATAATTAAAAAAGAATCAGCTTTAATTATTGAACTAATGATTGACCCAAATCATAAAACATTTCCAAAAGCAGCGGTATTCAAGACCGAAGATGGATTATTTTCAACAAGACCAATGGAAGATTTGCAACCTTTACTTAGCAGAGATGAATTAAGATCAAACATGTTGATTGATACAATAGATTGCTGATAAAAAAACCCATCGGTATAATAAAAAGAGGTAAATGAATGAGTTTAATTAAGTTTCATGTTGAAGATGAAAACCCATTTAACCATTGGGACCATTTGATAGTTAAGGATCAAGTTGTATTAGATCTTGGATGCGGTAAGCATTATATTCAAGATGGCTGGATGACTACTCCAGAATTTTTTTTACATAAAGGTGCAAAAAAAGTAGTAGGTGTAGATCCACATATTGATGATATTGAGTATTACAAACAAGTTCATCCAGATTCTTTATTTTTCAAAGATTGTGTATTGAGTGCTGATCATCTTGATAGTTATATGAATAACTATGATGTTACTGCTGTCAAAATGGATATTGAAGGGCATGAAAGACATCTAATTGAATCAGCTAGCACTTATCCAAATATCAAACACATTGCAGTAGAAACTCACAATCGTGAATTGTTCCATAATGTAATGATGCGTCTAGCAGATTTAGGTTTTGAAATCACTCATGTAGCTACATTTTATCCAAGAGTATACAATGAGTGTAATTTAATTGTAGCAAATAGGCCATAATGAGAATTTTAGTTACTGGAGCCAATGGTTTTATAGGGACTAACTTTATAAAAAAATTCAGTAACAAGTCTGATATTCTTGCAGTTTCAACTAGAAATACCAATATTGCTTCTTTCTCAGATGTAGAATTTTTAGAATTAGAACTTAAAAATTATGATAATTTACCGTCAATAGTAAATAAGTTTAAACCTGAAATAGTTCTACATTTAGCCTGGGAAGGAAGCAATACTTATTACCACACTAATTCAATAAATCAGTTTGAAAATATTACTAACTCTTTTAAACTCTTAGAAGCTATATCAGAATTAGAAAATGTGCATTTCATTGGTATGGGAACAGGTGGAGAATATGGATATTATTCAGATTATGTTTCTGAAAGCTTTGAAGAAAATCCAGTTAGTCATTATGGGTTAGCTAAATTACTCTTTAAGCAAGGTTCAGAGATTTTCTGCTCCAAGAAAAACATAACATGGACATGGTTAAGACCTTTTATGTGTTATGGGCCTTATGATGTTAAAACAAGATTGATTCCCAAAGTTATCAACAGTTGTTTACTAAATGAATCTCTTAGATTAGATTCTTGCGAATCAAAAGTAGATTATTTGTACATTGATGATGCTATAGATGCAATAGAAAAAATTATATATCTACGAAAAAGTGGCGTGTTCAATATTTGTTCAAACAAAGAGTACCAAGTTAGATCAATTATTGAAGTTATAACAAATCATTTTCAAGTAAATAATGTAATTTTTGATAGTTCTCTAAATAGAAAAAATTTTTGTGAGTCAGTTATTGGCGACAATTCAAAACTTATAAATGAATTAGAATGGACGCACAAAACACAAATTTTTGAAGGTTTGTTAAAGACAATTGATTTTTTTAAAGGTAAGTAAATTATGAATAATTTTTCAAGCAAATTGGTATTTTTAGATGACAAATGGCATTGGAGAAATGATGATACAGATCTCAAGTGCTACAAAGGCTGGCAAGAAGAGAATCAGCTTTTAGAAATTTTAGAAAGACATTTAGATAAAAAAGATGTTATGGTTCAAGCTGGTGGAAATTGTGGAATGCAAGTTGTTAAGTTTGCTGACAAATTTAAAATGGTGTACACATTTGAACCAGATCCAGTAAATTTTCAATGTTTAGTAGCAAATTTACCATACACTAACGTAGTAAAATTGCAAGCTTGTGTAGGCGATTCACATCAATTGTTAGACGTAGACTTCTTTGTTGATGATATCGGATCAATTCATGTGAAAAACAATAAAGGCAAAATCCCAACTCTTAAGATTGATGATTTAGCTTTAGAATCATGTGATTTGATTCAGTTAGATGTTGAAGGCTTTGAATATTTTGCTTTGAATGGTGCTATTGAAACTATAAAGAAATTTCATCCACTTCTTTGCTTGGAGTTTACTTGGTTGCAAAGATATGGTGTAAATATGGACAAGATGATGCGTCTTTTAGCAAGTTTAGGTTATGAGCAAGTTGATTCATACACCAATGATTATATTTTTAAATACAAGAAGTTGAGTTTTAGCATCTAATGAAAAATGTACTTTTAAACTTCATTCAAGGAAAAAATATTGCTGATTCCTTAGATATGGAAATTTATTTATCATCATTGAGTAAGTTCAAGACATTTGATAAAATTTTGTTTGCTAATTATATTACTGATGCTCAAACTGCAATGTTGAGCAAGTACTATGATCAAATTATCAATGTTCCAGATAGAGAGTATCCAGTTGTAGGGTACAAAGTTTATCATGACTGGCTATGTGAATATGGTATGCATTATGAATATGCTATGCATTGTGATATGCGAGATGTAATTATTCAAAAAGATCCATTTGAATTTATGAGAAACATGCCCGAAAAAGATTTATTTTTGTGCGCTGAGGGAATGAAGATATCTGAAAGCGAATGCAACAGAATTTGGCATGATTGGTTCTTGACAACTGTATCATTTAACAAACATAAGTATGATGATTCAGAAGTTTTGAATGGTGGAACTTATGGTGGAAAACTTTCTTCAGTTTTGCTTTTTACCCAAATGGTATTAATTGGAATGAATAGATTGACAATGAGACCTGCTGTAATGCCAGATCAAGCAGTTTTAGGATTTTTAGAAAGACAACTGAAAATTAATCCTAGAGTAAATATTTGTCATCCTTACAGAGACACATTTGCTTGCACTGGAGAAGCAATTAAATACGATGATATAGAAGTTTTTTATGATGGCAAACTAGTCACAAATAAAGATGGGGAACCTTATTGTATTTTTCATCAATGGGATAGAACAGAAATTTGCAATACAGTGAGAGAAAAAGCAGCTAATACTTTACATTTCTCTCTCTAAATCAATATCTAAATCTGCAGCTGTTTCTGGTTTTGCTTCATTTTTAGTTGCCAATATAAGTTGAATAGTTTCGAATTCTTTCATGCTTAAGTTTGAAAATTCATCTTTACTCATTGAAACTAATCCTCGTGTCATATAATCTATTTCAACAATTAGTGGTGGCACGGGGTATGTTTCAGTATCATTTGGATTGTAATATTTTTTTGTAGCAACATAATAAAAGTTTGCTTCGTCGGCATTCAAATAAAGATAATTTTGATATTCAACCCAAAGTTTTTCAATTGTACTGTGATCTATTAAGTGGATCAATGATTCTTCAAATTGCGGATAATAATCAGTATTTGTGCTTGTGTCGTAAGCTCTAAGTATTGCTAAACTAAGTATTTCACGCTTTTCAAATTCTGAGTTTTGGTAAATAATATTATCTTTTTTTCTAAATGATTTTGCATCAATCAACAATCCTTCTTTCCAAGTAATTTCACGAATAATAAATTTCACAGAATCAATATTGATTATATGAATTTTATTAGATTTATTTTTTTCATAAAATTCAATAAATTCTTTCATAATATAAACTCAGAAACTCTACTGTTCAATAAACCATTGAAAGCTGTAAATTCTGTCATTCTTACAGTAAAGTTATACTCAATGAAATATCCATTTCCAGGACTTATAGTGATGACTGGTTGTTGCCAATCTACATTTTTCATGGTGTAGAAAAATACACTTCCGAAATACAATGTTAATGATGAAGCATTTGTATCAATAAAACTATAATTTTGAGGGCTGAAAAGTTTTATTGAACCAGTTACTCTTCTACTACTTAATGAAGCAAATCTGGGACCTGCTACATCATAAAATTCTTTCAAGATATTTCCTACAGAATATCCAGGATATGTATATACAAAATCTACAGATTGTTGTATTGATAATGACATGCCAACAATTTTATGGATAGGCATACTATATGAACTATAAGCTTTTTGAACAGTATTAGCAAAATTTTGAAATGCATTAGTTCCAGTATAAAATCCTGGAGAAAAAGCACAATCTGAGAGATTTATTGATCTATATTTATCTTGAAAGTTATTAGATTCATCAGTAATAAACTGATTATCACCTATATTCAAAGATTTCATTTTTATGTAACTGTTATTTGTGATAGGTCTAAAAACAGTTACGCCATCAGGTGAAATTACCGATCTGCCACCAACTACTGAGCATGTAATGTCAACGTCACCAAGTTGATCCATACCATCTACTCTTATATTGAATGAACTTAAGAAAGATGGACCAAAAGATTTATGAGTTGGTATACTTGAACAGAACAATAGAGGATAAAGAGGTATTACTGAAGCTCTATATATTGCCGTTTCTGCTGGGTATTGCTGATTAAAATTTGTTGACAAAATTGGATTGAAAGAAAAATTACCTGAATATTGATATGAATTAAATACAGGGTGATTCAATACTGACAATCCAGAGAAATTTTGCACTGGTTGATAAATATTTTCACCAGCGTTATCTGTAAAGCTTGAACAATATAATGGCTTGTAATCAGTTGAAAATCTTTTATAAAAAAAATTTCCAGATATATGTGTAGCTCGATTGGTCATATTTGCACTAAGCAGATATAAATCCCATAAATGTGACCTTGAGCCTGAAGTGTTTTTGACGATTCTATGTCCGCCAAAAGACTTAAGTTGCTGATTATATAAACCTGTTTCATCAAACGGAGCCAGCTCACAAACATATATATTATGTCCTGAAGCTGGGTATATTCCATTTATGACATTGTTTATAATATCTGGCATTTATTTTCCGCCTGTCATCTCTAGCCATTTTTTGGATAAAGCTTTCACCAATTCGTATCTCATCATGCTAACATTGTGAGGATCTGGATAATAAGTTTCTTCGTTATCACCATCTTTGATCTTAATAACAGAAAAGAAACTAGTTATAATATTTTTACAAAGCACAGAAGTTCTCAACAATGGATTGCCAGTAACTGAATTGATAATAGTTGCTTCTTCTATAATATTAGACATGTCAGCAAAATTTCTTCCTTTAACATCACAAGAAATTTCACATTCACCATTAGGATCCATTTTATAACAAAGCACTTCTCCGTCATCATTTTTGATAACATTACAAGTTAATTTTAATTCAAATCTTTTTCCGGCGTCTACAAAAATACTCATTAATAACTTCCTGTTGGTTTAAGTACTGGGTCAAATAAATAATTTTGAGTTGCTACTGAAAAATTAACTTTACCTTTTTGGTAATCCATTCTAGAATGTTCTTCAGATTCAGTTGACCATACAACTTCAGGCAATTCTAACTTAATTGGTCCCATATCAAAAGTTATACCGTCATTATTTATGCTGCTTGGTCCTGATAAGAATTCAACCATTGCCCAAGGTTTTATTGGACCAGTGTAGGTAATTGATCCTGAAATTTTACGTCCTTCAGAATAATATGCGTAAGGTAATGAATTCTTAAAAGAATTTATTTTTTTATCACTACTTTTACTGTTTAATGTAAATACTGGTTTTAAATTATTTTCAATGCTTATTGACATTTCAGTCACATAAATACTATCAAGCTGAGATTGTTGAAATCCCCTAAAAAGCTTTGAATCTAAAATACCGCCTAAACCAAAAAGACCATATTCTGGAGCACTTTTATAAACTCTTACATTGTATCCATTAAGAATATAGCTTGGTTTTTTCTTAAAGTAATTTTGAACTATTGTTGCAAAATTGTTGTACATTTGAACTTGATATGTTCTGTCTACATTCAATACTTTCAAATCAATGTATGCAACTATTTGCTCTCCTGGAACAAAATTTATTGCAAATTTTTCAACCAAACATCCACTTAGTAATCCTTGTTTCAAAGTAAACAATGAGAATGATGCTTCTTTACCATTTGATTGTGGATTAGCCGAAATATAAGAAGTATCTCTTGCAAATGCAGCATTAACTCCACCTCCTATAGTAAGTAATCGATTAGCTTTGTCCACTGCAGTAACTGTTACTAAATCGTAACTAGTGCTTGTATCAGATTTTATCTTTGCCTGAAATGGTACTGATAATCCCATAAATTCAGCTATATTGTCAATGTAAAGTTGAGTTGTTCCAGCAGATATTGTAGATGAATTATCAGAAGTAAATCTACCTATAAAAGAAGTTGGTGATCCTTTGAAAGCTTCAATACAATAATCAAAAAATGCCGCTAAAGAAAAATCTAAATATCCCCAACTATCTACTTTAAAAGGATATGTGAAGCTTACATTGTACTCTTTAGGTCCTAATTGAAAAGTATTAGGATTTGCCCCTTCACCCGCATATCTTTCTCCTGCATCAGAATCTTGTGCGCCTTGAATATTGAAATTATCAATAGAAAATAAATAATTTGTATTTATATTTGAAAAAGATAAATTGAAATCTGGATCTTCTCCAAATTCCCTAGAAAGTGCAAAGATATCATAATAACCAGCTTCAAAAGCCGGGGTATATAAATGCGAGCTGAAGTTATTATAAGCTTCTTTATAAAGGTATTGAGAAGGTGAATATTCTGAACTTCCAATACTAGGAACTACAACTGTTTGATCTACGCCAAAAGCTTTGATGCTTGATTTTGATGAACTGGCTTTAACACTTTTTCTCATATCAAAACCTATGGTGTAGTTTCAATAGTTATAAGATCATAAATATCCCATAAAATTGGACCATTATTTATTCTTGTTACATTAGTTCCAGGTGTTACATAAGCATCCAAAATTCTATCAAATAATTGCAAATCATTTCCCAATGCAAATCTTTGATTTCTTGCAGTGCCTTTTGGAACTGTAGCTGTAAGAGTTGTAGGTTCGCCATTTTCACCATTTTGAGCAATGACTGTAACTACTAAATCATTTTTTATTGACTGATCATCTGTTGTAGCAATTCCAGTTGTAGAACCATTGAAAACTACATTCGAAGTAGTCAAGTCATCTACATACGGGACATACACTGATAATTTTCTAGGCTCTAATGCAATTCTATTTGTAAGTTTGATGCCACGTCTTAGGATTTCTCCTGATATATTTCCATCATCAAGATATCCTCTAAATTTGTAATAAGCAGTTCCACCTGTTCCTGTCCAAGAAGACCCACTATTTACAGAAGTTAATCCTTGTCCAGAACTACCTGATACAACTCTAGTATAAAGCGAAGTAGATCCTAAACCAGTAGCAAAATCTGATGGTTTATTGATCATTAACCAGTAAGTTGTTCCTTGTAAAAGATTCGCTCCAGTACTAAACTTAACAGTATATTCGTTAGTGCCTTGAAGAACATCGGAATTTCTTATTACTGATGTGCTAGTAATCATTCCATTAGGTGTTGGTGTTGATCCAGTAGCAGAATAAATTGATATACTTATACCTGTTGTTCCTGATCCTGTAGATTGACCGCCAGCAGAATATTTTAATTTTAATGTTACTCCACCAACAAAACAATTTTCATTTGGTGTTATTTTAAATGCTGTCAATCCGTTTCTTAAAATTAAGTCTGTGTCATCTTGGATTGTAGCCATTGTATTGTAAGATGGATACTGTATTTCGTTGATATTGGTTAGTTTTCTTTCAATTAAATCACTACTTAATTGTGGTTTTTTGTAAACATGATAGAAAAGTGGGTTTGTAATACCAGCACCGGACCAATTCAATTCAACAAGATAATTACTTGTAGTAAAATTTGAAGAAACAAGATTACTATAAACTGGAATACTTTCTACATATTCATCCGTTGAAATGTTGTAAACAATAGTAACGCCATATATTTGAGTTCCAGACGATAATGAAGAGATATAGTTTGAACATGGAATAACTACATTAGTAAATCCTGTTGCAGCTGCTGTGTTATTACTTCCAATTGCTGCATTGTAAGTAATAAGATCTCCTCTAAAAATAGCAAATGTATGTTGAACATCAGAGCCTATAGTTTCATAATAAGCTTTAGCAAAATTATAAGGCAATTCAAATCTTTCTAGCCCACTGAAAGATGTGCCTTTGGAATAGAACTCAGTTTTTCTAAAAGGCTGGGTAGCTAATAATTCTCTATTTGTTTGACTGGAATTATAAGATACTGTGCTTAAATATCTATAAACTGCAGATACTGTATTTGAAACATAATCATTTGTTTGATAAGTGGCTAATGCATTATTTGCGTTAGTACAACTTTGAATAATTAAATTTTTATCTGTGGAATCACCTAAAATTTGATAAGTTGAAATGTCTGTTGGCATATCAACAATTGTTCTAGTTAAGCCTGTACCAGAATCAACAACAACTGGATTTTCAGGATTTTTAACCATAACTTTGCTTATAGGAATCCAGCTTTTTGGAAGAGGCGGAAAATAATTAAAAGTATTTACATTTTCACTTGTTTCCAAAACAGGAAAACCAGTAATATACTTAACTCTAGGCTGAAATAAGAAAGTAACAGGATTATCCAAATAATAAGTTGCCGGTAATGTTCCGAAAGAAGAACCATTATAGTAAGATGGATCAACAACTAATCCTGTTAAATCATCAGTAACATTTGAAAAAGAAATCAAATAATTTCCAACAAAAGCTTGAATTGGAAAACCTAAATTCACAGCAATTGTTGCATCTTTCACATATAGAATATTTGTTCCAGACAAACATGTTGTACTTACTGTTGTTGTCCAAGTTTGAGTTGCTTTTTGAACTTCAGAAATTGGTAAGCCTAAAGTAACTCCATATTTATAACTTGCCCCAAATCCACCTGAGGAATAATTTTTTGACCATTCTTTTTTGAGTGGAATTTTTTGTGGCTGTAAATTAAAGATAGAACCATTATAAGCAACTTGTCCACTTCTTACAGTAACATAATATGGATCGTAAGTTATATCGTAAGTTGTTTCACATCCTAGTGGAGCAGTTTCAAGAATACCAAAATATGGAAATCCTGTGTTTGCCATTGAAAGCAAATTATTAATTTCAAAGATAGAAGAACCAGGAGTGTTGATATCTCCGATGCCATAATTCAAAGCATCATAAATATTGCCTACTGTTTTTGTTAATTCAAGAACTATCTCTTCTACTTTTGATGATATTGCCATTTTAAATATTTATACTCAACTCTGATGAAAGATATGACAAAAGCCTAGTTGGTAAAGGTTTGTCGGAATTTTGCCAATAAGTTTTGAAATCTGGCTCCCAAGTTGAACTTCCTGTCCAATTTGTAATAATTTCTTTAGTTAAATTTTTCTGCGTATTATATTGTTCTGAAATTATTGCATAATTTCTTATAATTGATGCTACTACTATTTTAGAAATATTTTCTTCTGTATATCCAAAATAGCCTCTTGGTAATCTTTCGTCTATAAGTTTGAAAAATACTCTTGAATTTTTAATTGTTCCGTCATAGTAAGAAACATCTGCTATAAATTTATAAATTTCTAATGAATAAGTTTTATTTGTAGTGAAAGATAATTCTTGAGTTGTTCTTAAAATTTCTTCAGCTGTACTAATATCTATATCTTTACTTATAATCAAAGGACTACCATTTGGATTATTTACAGGTCTTGCTAAAGAAAATGTAATTGCTTGTCCACCTGTATTATCAGAGGTCAAGAAAACTTTACCAAAAACATAACTATCTGACATTGTGTCAAGATTTCCCAAAACCTGTTGAATTGTGTACCCTTGTTCATTTCCAGAAGGTAATTCTACATTTGTTGTAGATAAGACTGTTTTTATAAGACCTTTACCAAAACTTAAAATATCCAAAACCATGTTATAATTTTGTGATTTTATAGCAGACAATCCATACAATAGCTGCAAATTACGTTCAACTGTGTTATTAGATAAAGCATATTCTTGAGACGCTAAAGCCATATCTACTGTAGTTGCTGTTTGATCTAAAGCGAGCACTAAATTGTTCATTGTGATCGCTGAAGCATAGTTCATTGCCATTACTTGTTCCTGATCACAATCTTGTCAGTAAGTGGAAATCCATAATTTTGATCATTAATTTCTTCCAAAGTTTTATTAACAACTAAATAAGATAGATTTTCTATTTTGTCGCTGCTTATTAATACTGGACTCACTGATACATCTTGATAGAAAGAGCTATCAACTTCCTGCCAAGTTGAAGTTCCTGTTTTTCTCCATTCTAATTTAAGATTATGAATATTTTCATAATTGTTAAATTGTAATTCAAGAGATATTGGTTGAGAACTACCAGTAGCTGCATACGAGGTTGTAAATGATGTTGAAGTTGAATTTTTCCAACTACTTATATATGGTTTTTCTTCATTATTGATATATAATTTTACTCCACCATTTGTAGTTACTTTGAAATCAAAAGTGGATCCTAATGATGCTTGAGTTGTGAAGTTTCCAATTGCAAATCCATTAAAATAATTTGTTTGCCCTAATCCACTAAAATTATCAAAGTTTATATTGTGATGAGCTGAAGTTAAATCGCTCATACTATTATTTTCTAAATCAAGGTAATTCCAAGATGATTTGCTATACCATTGGGTTATCCAAGTGGGAGATTTATCAAGCTTAATATAAGTTGTTTGCAAATGATTATCAACATAATATTTGAGATACAAATGAACATCATTTGCTCTTTTTACAAATCTATTTTGATTATCGCCAAAGTAATGAGTATTTGCTGATCCAGAAAGGTTGTTGCTTAAATAGACTTTGTAGATACTGTTAGTTGAATCATAAGTTAAATTAGTAATTGCTGTTCCACTAGCAATAACACTTGAAGTTACAGCAATACCAACCATCACTGAAGGATCAAAATTTTCTTCTGGCATATAAAGTAAATTTGTTCCAGAAGTTCCAGTAGCTCCAATTGATACAACTCTAGAAACAAATGATCTTGGATAAATGTATAGCTGAGATGGGGTAAATAATGTTTGATTGTTTAATGTCCAAAACTCATCTACATAATAATCTATATCATTAGCTCTTGTAGTATTTGGTTCTGGCAAAATCAAGGAAGATGTGCTAAAGTCTCTATTGAATCCGCCATAAATTTCATCATCAAGCCCAAAGAAAACTACATAAGGTGTACCTGTTGAAGCTGTCCAAGAATATCCATCATAAAAAGCTAAATTTGATGCTGTAGGTGCAGATGATTCTTGTATTTGTAATCTAAGGTCATATTTGATTATATAATTTTGATTTGAACTTGTACCAGCGCTTCCTGAAATTGTCATAACAGAAGAAGAGCCGATAGAAGCAATTTCATACCAAGTAGAAATGTTGCCATAAATAGTACTTCCAAATCCTATAGAAGCATATTTTTGGTATTTATTAAAATCAGCAGTTGAGTTGTTTGATGGATTGTAAAGCCCACTTACTGCTGTTCCACTTACACTTACCAAACCTAAAGTTTTAGCATCGTAATTTGGAGGATTGGTGTTAGATTCAAAAACAATCCAATAAGTTCTGTCTTTAGTAAGTGAATAATTTATATAGAAATGAACATCATCAAAAACATTTTTGATGTTCGAATAGAAAGCTTTTGAACCAGTTATTAACTTTGTATTAGGTAAGCTATTATAATTATCCCAAATGCTACATTGAATATAAGCATCAGGATTATTCCAAACAGCCAAACTTTGCAATCTTATCTTAAGAGATTTGATATTTTGATAATCATTCGGCGTTATTTTAAAAGCAAATCTATTGTAATTTACGCTTTTGTATCCACCTTTAGTAGTTTGGTTTATATTAGTTGCATCAGAAATAGTAATTTGCTGTTTAAAAACATTTTCTAAATTGTTTATAGAAGCATCTGAAGTTGAATATCCAGCAATACTAATTGAGAAAGAATCAGATCTTAAGTCTAATAAATTTTGTGCTGTAAATGTTTGTAAATCTTTTTTACCACCTACTACCTCATCATAATTTGAAATCCAGTATTTGCTTCTGTTGTATGCGTAATTAGAAACAGTCATACCAATTTCTTTGATATTTGTAAATGTATTAGGAAATTGACTTGAATCAAGAGTATAGAATGATTTTGTCAACTCATAATCATTAATTTTATCTTGTATTTCAGTCTGAGATATATTAGGATTTGCTGATTTCAAACTAGCAATAAAGTCCGCTTTAGTTTGTTTTGTAGAATCTGTAGGTTGAACTTGTTTTGTTAAAATTGCTCTACTTTCTCCCATTTGCATATTGGGAATAATTGCAGCACTTCCATACAATCTATATTCTTCTATTGAATTGAAAGTACCCGGAGCATTATCATTTCTTTCAGTTTGAGAGCCTTGTTTAAAATATCCAGAAGTTGATAAATTTTTATTTTTTCTATTAGAATATTCATCATCAGTTATATAAAATTTTGACGAATTTAATTTAATATTTTTTACTAATTTATCACTAGTAGCATTTTCAAAAACAATTGAAAACGAATAATCTTTAGTTAGTCTATTGCCAGTGTTTTCTTGGTCTAATAAATCCGGTATGTTAGAAACTTCTTGGTAAAATTCAAATTCTGTATCACTTTCAAAATTGATATCTTTCAATGTCATTCCATTTTCATCATATTTAAAAGCTATTGTAGTTGGAGGATTATTAAGCCAAGATATTAATGCATTAGCGCCTGGTTCTTGAACTTGAATATTAATAGGCTCTGTTTCTAGTGGACTGTTCTTAATTCCATATTGCAAACTATCTACAGTTGCTTTATAGTTCTCTTCAAGCGTTAAATATGTGTCATTTATCACAGACAATACTTGCCCATAAACTGTCATATTGTCTGAACTGTAAAGATAATCTCCTTCAGTAATTTCTGTTGTAAATTTAGACTGATTTCCAATGACTATATTACTTCCAGAAGCAATGGTAATTTTTCCAGTTCCTTTAGTTGTTTGATAATTTGATTTTAAGGCTGGGGCAATAGGATATTTCAGTAAGTTGTGTAATAGAGTAGTTTTCTTAAAACTGTTATTCTTAACATCTATATAGCTGCTAGTACCATACAGTTTAAAATTGGTAAAAGGAGCTATTAAGTCTACACCTAATTTATCAAAAATATTTTTATAATCTACACTTCTAGTAAAATTTGTCAATGAAATAACATCTTGCAAGGTGTCATTTATTAAATCGCTATCACCTATTGGAGGAACAGCAAAATTATCAGCTTTTCTCTCTATGTGAACGATTGATGCATTGTTCAAGTTGTATGTAGTATTTGTTTTGTTTTTTATAGTCCCTGAAGTTTTAAACGATGGATAAGAAAGAATAATATTTGCAATAATATCGTAATCATTGTCAACTGGTGGATAATTTTCAAAATCATTCCAGTCAACAGGTACAGATTCTTGAGGCATAGCTTTACCAAAAAATAAATAAAAGTCTATGTCTCCATTCTCATATTGATTACCAGAAATAATATTTTTAGTAGCAATAACAACTGGAAGATACTCAAAAGAATTTAATGATACATAATTTGCTAGTGAATTTGTATCTCCCATACCAGTGAAAGTTTCTGGATACAAATATCTAAAAGGTTCAGTAGTGGATATATAGTCGCCGTCAAAATATTTTTGATTTGTTTTGCTTCTTGAAAAAAGATAAATATTTGTATCATTTACACCTGTTTTATCAAATGTAAGATAATTTGTTATATCCTTTTGTAGATATGTTTTTCTAGGATAGATATTCCAAGTTGAACCTAAATTGCTAGGATTAAAAGTGGTTGCAGTTCCAGAAGTATATGTTGGATACGAGGATAGAAAATCTGTATCATGAGTATCCCAATAAAAAGCTAAGTGATACCAATAATTTGCTGTCCAAGATGCTGGTGTCTTGACCTTAAATAAATAATGATCTTTGATTCTGTCAGTTGTTGAACCAGTGGAAGATACTTCTGATACATTATAAGCAAGATAAGTTAAAGCTAATCCTGACATTGTTCCACTAAGTGAAAAAGTAGAACCTATACCTTGAGTTTTAAGGTATGTATGAGAGGCAATACCTAAATCTTTTGGCGTGTTTGTGTACGGATTTATAAATTGAGTACCTTCAAAATAGGACTTTGGAATTAAAATATGTGCTTCATTATTTGATACTGAACCTGTATTTTTGACAGAGATCCATCTTGATGAATTAAATAAATTTACTCTTTGATATAAACTTCCATCCCATCTTACAGGGTAGTCATAGTTTGTTCTTTCTGATCCGTCTCCTGGCTCAGAATTGATGTTGTAAATTATGTAAGCTGTATTTGCATTTCCAGCAGCATTATAAGGGGGAATATAGTATTGCCAAGCATTATAATCCCAAACTCCCCATCCTTCTGTAGCTGGCGGATTATAATATTGAGGAGTCCATCCACCTGTATTAGCGAAACTTGCAATTTTTAAATCTACTGCGTATTGTCCACCTTGAAAGCCAAAAGAAATATTATCATCAGCACCAAAAGTCTGATATGGCTTTGTAGTTAAACCATGAGGAGTAAGGCCAGCTAAATCATAGTCGTGAAAAATTGTTGATCCTCTAAACTTAACCGCAATTCTTTCGTAATCCAAAAAATATCCGTGTTTCAAAGACAAATCACCAATCAAATCTTTGTAAGCGTATTTTGCTTTACCAATTTGATTGATGATAAATTCAAGACCTTTTTTGGATACGAGACTCATTTTTAATATGCAGTTGTTGGTACATTATCTGGACCAAAATAAATTTGTCTAACCAATTCTTTTGCTGAAATTGTTATATTCCCACTTCTGAAAAGTTGTTTACCTGTAGCATCATCAGAAGATTTGTTATCATTGCAAAGTACGTCATAAAGCATTCTGATGGGTTCAACATTATCTGCTTGCATTCTAAGTATATTGTTTCTTGCAGTTGTAGATAAATTTGCTACCGATGTTCCAACCCCTACATCGTTATACATTCTGATAAATGCTTCTGCTGCTTTGCCTGAGTCAGGTAATGAAGGAGCAGATAAAGTTGCGGGGTGTGTTTCGGACCAAAGAGTGTTGAACTCATTTGTAACTGCTGTTGCGTATGGACTCAAAACATTATTATGATCTACAGTAAAGTGAGCTGGGGACAGGGTAAATTTTTCACACATTGGACAAATATCAACTACCCAGATTCTTCTATGTTTTCTTAAGATTGATAAAATAATTCTTGTTGCTTCTTGAGTTACTCTTTCTGTAGTTTCTAAATTGTCAGCACCTACGTTTACTTCTATACTTACGTTATGCTCAAATTCTTGCAAGCCGAATGAAATATCTTTCAATGGAGAACTTGCACCCTTGAATATAATTGCAATACCATTTGGCCTTACAGCAGCTTCTCCAATATAAAATCCAGAAACAGGTCTATCAAAAATTACTGCTTCACCTTTTGCATTTTTTGGCAATTCATAAAATAAAATGCCTCTCAAGGTATCATAAACTCGTTCAAGCATTTATTTCACCTATTGACTTTGGCCTTTTGAACGCTTGCCCTCTGTTGGGTTGTTTACCACTCCACGTAAGGTAGATCTAACAAATCTATCTCCACGAGTATTTCTCTGTCCAAATAATCTAATCTCACCATTTTGAATTCTTACAATTTCATTTTGGGCAAAGTCAAATCTTACTTTTTGAGCCTCGGAATATTGTGGGTCTGCTCCTTGGAGTGCTTGCATATAATACATTTGTGCAGCAAGAATTGCACAAATAACAGGAACAGGGTGAGGATAAGCAACATCTCCACCGATATTAACTTGCTTTAAAGGAACATCATACATCGTGGCAAGGTTAGCATCAATTTCTGCTGATGCTTGTTGGATAAAAAAGTCCAAATTTATGTTTGATGCCGATTCAGGAGTAGGATTTCTAAAGTTTGGAATCGGGTTATCACCTTCTGTAACAACGTTAGGCGGAAGGTATTGTTTTACATCATTTGTTGTGCAATAAGAACGTGGCATTATACTACTCCTGTGTTTGGCTTTAAATATTTCGGTGTGTAATCAACACCCTCGTCACCTTGTACTAATCCCATTTCTTGTGCCGTTTTTCTTTGCATCAAGGTAAAAACATTTGTATTTTCAAGATCATTAGCTGAAGTAGCTCCTGAACTTAAGAATCTTGGAAAATCTATATCAATATCTCTGTAAGCTCCTGATTTAGCATTAAATATCTCAACTCCATCAGGGGCATATTTACTTCCCTGCAGTCTATTTAATGTGGCTCCAAGTTTTGAGTTAACATTGGTAGCTAAAACAAATCCATTGTTATCATGAACAAAGCCGCAAGCTTTGTCAATTGAAAGATTTTTTGGTACTGGCTTAAGTAAATTGTAAACATACAATTCTTCTTTACCAGTGCAAATGTAAGTTTGGCCAGGTATGACAACTATGTCCATTTGTTGTTCCTGAGCCATTTGCTTTGCTCTCAATCCAACATTTGGCGTGTCAGGAGATAAAATTCCAATTACATCCAAGCCATTAATTATAGCTGCTGTAAGTATTGACTTTATTGTTGAGTTTAAGTAATCTTCGTTGGAAAATGCTTCTTCTTTGTCAATAAATACGCACAAATCAACTCTTAAGACATTTTTTCTAAGGGCTGTGCATTCTTTTGCTATGTGATACCAAGAGCGTTCCATAATAAAGAAAATACTAGGTATCCAGCTTGTTTACCTATCTTTTGTTTCCGCAGTCAGGACAGAACTTTTCCATTGTAAGAAATTTAAAGCCACATTCCACACAGAATTTTGCTAATTGAGCAGTGCCACATTTTAAACAAAATTTAGCATCAAGTGGCAAAGCATATAAGCACTCAGAATTAGAACATTCTTTGTAGTGCTTTTCAACTTGCTTTCGTACAGTGGTTCCATCCATCTCATCAAGCTCGGAAATCAAATCTGCGATATTCACCGTACTAGGGGTAATTGCTGCTTGATGTTCTGTTTCTTGTTCTACTTCAGGTTCAGTTGGCTTCAATATAGGCTGTTTTTCTGCCCATTTTTGAAATTCTGGGCTATCAAAAAGACTTTGCTTTGGTTCTGCACTAACGTCCCCAAATTCATTGATTTTTAGGTCAATTTCACGATCAGGTAATTCCATCTCGTCCCCAAGCACTGTATGTCCAAATTTATTAACTTTTGGCTTGGGGAGATCTTCACGATGGGGATTGGTGAAAGAGTGTCTTAAAGCTTTGATCTGATCGTCGTTCATAAACTAATTTTACAGTTTATTGCTTCTTTTTGTCATCTCTTCTTTCGTATTTGAAGCTGACTACCTCAAATGAATTAGCTTCAGAATCATCTCCTGCAGCATATTCCTTGGCAGTATCTGAGTGATTTTCAATTGCTTGTAAGATCTTGCTCATCAATTGTGTGTCTGGAATAGGTCCGTTGTGCTTTGCCTTAATTTCAACTGCAAAACTGTGTACTGTTCCATCATCACCAACAACACTGACACTCGATTGTGGTTTGGCAAATGATTCGATTTTAGGGTGCATTCCAGTATCAATGGTTGAATCCTCTGTTTCCATTGGTTCAGTAGCTCCCATATCGTAAACTGCATCATTGATTTTGCTACCCAATTCTGGATTTACCTGTGCTACTCTAGTCTTTATGTCGTCCAAAACTCTTATCACTCTGTTCATTTTTTCTTCCTTCTAGTTTTCTCTTTTTTTACACCCATTAATAATGGGAATTAACATTTAATATTAAAATGATTATTAACGTTAATCTTTAAAAGAAAATTGTTTTTTAAAATATTAAAATTAAATTGTTGCTACAATATGCAAAAACAATTTACCCTCCAGTACCAATATTCCAGATATATCTGAAAAATCTACTTCTTCCTCCAGGCATATTAAACTCTGGTACAACAACTGATTTGATTCCAGGGTAGAAAGCAATAGGTAATTTTTCTAACATCTTTTCAAATTCTTCTTTGTACATTGTAGCTGATTGTCTTAAATCATCAGTAATTCTTGCATCAGGATCTTCTATAAGTAATCTTCGTTGTCTGTTTGTCAAGCTTGTTAGTAAACTTCTTAAGATGTAATATGCTGCTCCGTACACTAATGCTGGATCATAGAAGTAAGGAGCATCACTGACTTTTTGATATTTTCTAGAACCTGGTTGAGAATTTATTGTTTGTAATGCCATATATAAGCTACTGTTCATATGATCATTTGTAATCATTTTTATGCTGTAGGAAACAAGAACATTATCATAGCTTTGAATTTCAACAGGATTACCATTTGAATCAATAAAATATATGTTTCCCATAAAATCATACTTAACCAAAAGACCATTTGGGTAGTTATGTCCTCCAGAATATTGAGATTCATAACCATCTCTGTTTTTTATTATTGGGTCATAAGTAGTATTAATTGTTGAATAAATTGGAACTGTCTCCGACAATTGAATCAATGGATCTCTATCGCCTTGATTTGAAGGTCCACTTATTCTGACTTCTGGTTTTGGTACAGAATTCCAAAATGGAAATGCTACTGACCCAACACTTCTATTTCTTCTGAAAATTACTTCTTCGTCGTAGATAGGAATGTTCAAAAGATGCTCTAATTCGTACCTTAAACTACTTTTTACGAGTAATTCATCTCCTAGCATTGGTGAGGAAGTATTTAGTACATTTCCGCTTGAATCTACCTCTTGAATTCTGTAATAGTCTGAAGGGGATCCGTTAGTGTCTACACCTTCATTTGTTGGGAATGGTACTGTTGCTATTGTTGTGTAAGTACCTTCAAAATTGGAACTTTTTTGAATTTTGTAAAAGGCAACATTTTGTGCACCACTTCTTTCCCATTCAATAAAAATTCCTGGGTTTGATGGTTGTGAATTGTAATAAACTAATGTACTGTTGCTAAATGATTGAGCTGAAAAATCTTGTGCCATATTTACTCCAAAAAAATAAAGGCCACCCAACTGGATAGCCTTTATTCAGTCTAGATTAAATTTTCTAAACTCTTCTGATTGAGCCCTCTTCTGCGTCGCCCATATCTGCTTCTAAATCAATAGCATCAGCAATTGCATCATAGCCATCGTCGCCAGTATCGTTATAATCAAAATCAGCTCCAGCAACTCTTCTATCACGATTGTAGTTAGTCATCTGTACTTCACGAACACTTGATCCTCTAACTGCATCATTAGGAGGCTCAGCTACAAAAGCTCTTCCTTTTGTTTCTACTCCAGAGACAGAACTATTTGCATCTAGATTTTTTTGCTGAGCTAAAAGTTGGTTAATAATCCCTGGATTTCTTTGAACTCTTTCTGCAAATTGCTCTACTGATAAATCTTCTCCTTGAAGTTCAGCTTGTGTTTGCGCAATATCTAAAGCCATTGCGTAAGAAAGGGAATCATTAGCATAGCCAGCAGTAGTAACATTATTATCTTTGTTTGAATAAGCTTTTTCTGCATCAATACTTTCTGCTTCAATTGTTTTGCCATCGACATCAACAGTTCTGAGATTATTGTTATTTTGCTGCTTAAGGAGTTCTTTCTTTCCCTTAATAGCTGCCTTTTCTTCAATATTGTCAAATTGTTCTGGAGTTATTTTTCTCAAAAGTCCTAGTCGCAATGAATTTCTAAGGTCTTTAGAAGCCTTGACAACTTTAGGATCTTCCCAAGTAAGATCGATGGCTTGTAGAGGACCAAAGTTCAATCTAATATCACTTACATAATGAGGGCCAAGAGTTACATTTTGCACAATAAATGATTCTGGCTCTTGATTTACACTTTCATTCATATTTTAATCCTTTTTATTTACAGGTAAAGATGTTATACCGTCCAACCCTTCTTTTCCGGTCCAATACTCATTTGATTTAGCCTCTCTAGAAGTTGGGTCATAAGAGTTTTTTCTAACTGACTTTTGGTCTTTAACAAATTCTGTCATTTGTTTTCGTTTCACAGTGGTTCCGAATTGTTTTTCTTTTGCTGTCAAACCCTCTTGAACAGTAAAGCTATTAAAAATTCTTTTTGCTTCTCCAACTCCACAAGGGCAAGGAATTGTAGGATTGTATTCACTAAAAGAAAGAGATATTGTGAATGTTTTAGGTTCATTTGAGCATTCACATAAGTATTCGTATCTAGGCATGTTTTGTTATTTGAAGTTAGAGATATACAGGTATTTGTACAATATCTTTCGAAATCTTATATAAGGAGTACTCAAAAATGAGTTCAGAAATTACAGACGCAGGAACAACCCATCATATGTATTGTGTTAAGTGCAGAACTATGGTAATGGTTTCAGCTCCTAAAAAAATTGTTATGAAGAGCAGTAGACACGCACTTCAAGGCAAATGCCCTCACTGTTCTACATCTACTTTTAAAATTACAAAAGCAGAATAATTCCTATGAAATTTGTATTCAATGATAGTTTGACAGCATCGATATCAGTTAGTGATCAAAATCTAACTGATATTCGTTTTGTACCTAGTGGCATCATTTTAGAGAAAAAGATTGTCACTTCAGCAACTCTCAATAATCTTGACGAGTTGTTTGAAGCAATAAAGGGTTTCAAAACAGAAAAGGATGTGTTAAATTTTATTAAAACTAGCACTGATGCTCAAAATATCTTGAAAAACCCAGAAGATTTATTTAAATTTTCCAAAAAATTGCATTCAATGTTTGGTAGTAGCAGTTCTGGAGGTTCTTCCTTATCAGATCCTGTTGCAATAGCTAATCAAATGATAGGCGCTTCAGCTGATGAAGCAGGAGAACCAGCATCTCGTTTTGCTCCTTATTTATCTTCAAAAGATCAAATTATTGCAAGACTTAAGCCATTTATGTCAGATAAACAAATTGGTGATCTTTTTTACAAATTTGAAGAAGTAGTAAAACTTCCATTTACAGAAATTATTGGCATCTTAGAATATTGTATTCAGCAATCTAGATCTTGTAATGCCAAAGTAAAAGATTTAATTGATTTTTATATTGACCATTACTCACAAAAACGCCAAGGTGCAAATACAAAAAGAATTATTGAAACTGCTTGTCAGTATCAAAAATTAAATCCTACAGTTGATATATTTTCTGTTTTAAGAGATGCTGTTCACGGAAATCAACCAAAAGTTGGTTTGGGATACTTATCAAAAGACCCTGATGCTCAATTAGTTTTTGATAACTTAATTATGTTATCGCAAGCTAGTTTGCCTGAACAAGATGAAGAAATCAGAAGAAGATTCCAAGCAAGTAGAGACGCTTTGCAAAACCAAGAACAAAAAATCAATATGCAAAGAGCTATTTACGACATGATGAAAACTGAAGAAAGAAATCTTCAGCTTGCAAAAATGATCAAAGGCCTTGGTTCTACATTCGAGTTTTTACTCACCCAGCCAATGTATAGAGCATTGAAAGATATGTACTATAATTTGAGTGCTGGAAGAATATTGATGAATCAAACTGCAAGTATTTTTGGCGGTGATACATCTCCAGAAAATAGAAGAGTCAAGCCTAGCGAACAACAAGCTGAGAATGAAAATACTTTTCCTCAAATTCCAGAAAATAAACAACCATTTTCAAATAGTCAATACAATTTTCTTAAGTTGGCTAGCCCAGAAGTTTCTAAACATATATATGCTCAAACTGCTCCCACTACTACACCAGAACAGAAGAAAGAAGCTGAAAATGGCTTAACTAGAATTTGGCAATCTGTAAGAGAAACAGCAAATAAAGTCATACAAACAATAAAAGAAAAATTGTCACAAACTGGGCAAGTTATAGATAATGCTTGGCAAAATATTATTGGAAGAATTGCAAACTTTTTCAAGGCGCTTGAAAATGCTGTCAAAAGCTTACTTAATCAAATTGCTTCAAATACAATAACTTTTGAAAGTGTTGCAAAAGCTTTTAGTGGAGTACTTGAGTTACTCCAAGGCGGAACTGGATTTGAACAAAGTTCTACTAAAATTGCATCAGTTGATATAAATAGAACTTCTCAAAGAGCCCCTCAACAAGGCACTACATACCCTGGTGGAAATAAAGCCAATCAAATTGCCCTTAATACTATTGGATTACTATCACAAATAGGTGGTTTTATTATTGGTGCAATTGGAATTGAAAGAGGAGTGGCAGTTGCTATAGGCGAAAGAAATTGGCCAGCTATTGTAAATGCTATATTGCCTGTAATGTCAATTTTTATTTCCAATTTACAAGAATTTTTATTACAAACTAACGCAATTGGTAAAAATGCTCCTCAAAGTTCAATGTTCTTTGACCCAAAAACTGGCAAAATGACTCAACAAGGTTTGCAAATTATGGCAAACAATCAAGAGACTATGATTTCTCTAGGAATAGCAGATGAAGATGCTATGGCCTTAAGTAAATTTAGAATTCAAAAGCAAGAACTCATGTCTCAATTATCAAAAAAAGAAAGTAGCCTAGAACTTTCAGAATCACAAACAATTCAAACTGGTGGTGGCAATAAAGAAACTACTGTTGGAGACTTGCCTGCTGATTTTCAAGTCAAGCTTAAAGATTTTCTAGATTTTTGTGAAAAAGTTGAATTACAATTTAAAGCAGCTCTAAATATATTTAGAAATGCAATTAATAATAATCAACAAAATTATAATGATGTTCAAAAAACTCAAGCGCAAGGATTGTTAGCTGAGTTTGAAAAGGATTTGAAAGAAGTTCAAGCAAAAAAATCAGAATGGTCTAGTATGAAAAATATTGCAGGTCATATGATGCGAAAAAGAATTTTATTGCAAAAATTAAAACCATTGCAAACTCAATTAGACACATTGAAAAAATTGGGTATTCCAATGTCTAATATCATAGCTTCACCAAATGGAATTTTATCTCAAGTTGGTAGAATTAGAAGCGAAGAACAACAAGCATTAGATAAATTGAGAAAAGAATATCACGAAAAAATGCAACTTTTGAAGAATCCAGACATAATTGCTCCAATGATGCAATATCCAACTGATACCGGAATGACTAAATTACCTGAGAGTAAAGATCAATCAAATACAAATAAATCTCCTTTTGATGCACCTAAAGATTCACAATTCAAGATAAAAGAAGAAGACAATACTGGAGTTGAATAATGTTTAGAAAAATTTATGCTCAAATTGATGAATATATAACAACTTTGTCTAAATCTGATTTTGACAAAAATGAATCAAAGATTGATCAAGAAATTAAAAATATTGAAAAAAAAATTCCTACAGACCAACAAATTTTAGTAAATGTTAATTTCAATAATAAAAAACAATCTCTTGAAGATTATTTGAAATTATTAAAGCAACAAAAAGCTGATTTGGAAGAAAAGAAAAAAGTTGGTCAGATGTATGATTCTTCTTTATTTCAAGGCATTGGAAGTAAAAATGTTGATGTTTCTACTGAAGAAGGCCGTGAAAGCTTGAAAAGAGATATAGCAGCTCTTGAAAAACAGATACAAGTTAGAGAACAAACATTAGCAGAAATAGACAATTATGTAGTTACTTTGCTTACTGGAGAAATGGGACAATTGAATATCGCACACACTAATTCAAAATTTGTAAAGATTGCTGATAAACCATCAGAAGAAGAAGTTTTAGAGCCTGTTCAAGAATACTTTGATAAACTTTATGATGATACTCCAGGTAGCCCAAACTACGGTAAGCTCATGACTCATCCTGAAAAGCATAGAAATGAACTTTCCACAGAAGCGCAAACACAAACCTCAAAACCAAAGTTCAAAAAGAAATAATATCTTTTACAATTAATTTATGTCAGATATTGATTTTATCGAATATGATAAAATTTCAATTAAGTCAGACGCTTTTATTTCGTCTGATGAATTAAATTGTTATTTTCAATATATACCTTCTACTAAAGCAATTTCTTATAATATTAAGAAAGAATTGCATACTGCTGGCACGACTGAAGATCCCAACGACTATAAAGTTCCTGATGTTTCTCAAAAAATTCTTCCAAGAAAACTTTATAGAATAAATCCTTTTCACACAAATTATTCTGAAAATTTAGAACTTAATAAAATAAACACTGACCCTGATATTATTTATCCAACTAAAATAAAAGAACACAGAGAAAAGATTATAGATTACAGTGCTTTTGGTTTAAATTCAGATCAAATTGAATTTATGATGGCATTACAAAATCTAAGATCCTTGAAAACTGATGAGTCAATTAAGAAGCTAGATATAGAACAATTTGAAGCTGTAGATGAAAAAGTTATGAATGGCTTTTTTCAAATTTATCCAAGATTTATGGAGATGATGTCTACAGGAATTTCAAGTGGTTTTAATCAGTTCTATGAAGATACAGAAACTACTGAATCTATTCATGAAAATGAAGCTTTGATCAATGATAGTTTAAAAAAATTAGGCCTGAATCCAAGTGAAGTCAGAGTAAAAAAAAAATTTGAAGTAAGATCTGGCAATGCTAATAAAAATGAAGTGAATTCATATCTTCAGGATATTTCATTATCAAACAATACTTCTAATAACACAAGATCTATCAACAACAATTCTATCACTAATGTAAATCAATTAAATTTACAAAATAATAATAAAATAGAATTACAAGTTCGTTCTTCCAAAACTGTCAACAATATTAGAACAGCAAATAATACTGATTTTAATTTCATCAGTAATAATAACAAAACAATAAATCAACAAATAAATAATGTAAGCAAATTTTCTGAAGCTACTAAAATTGATTTTGAAAATTTATATAAATCTTTTCTGAAGGACTTGAATATAGCGCCAAATGTTGAAAATCAATTCTTCAAAATAGTCAATCAATATAGTAAAAACCTAAGTATTGAGTTTAATAGAATTTTAAATCATTCTGAAAAAACAGTTTATGAAACAAATTTAAAAAACTTATCAACATCATATAATTTCTATAGACACATTGAAAATAGATATAGAGAATTTATTCAAAACTTAAATTTCTTCAATGAAACAGTTCAACAAATTAAGCAAACTGAAGTCAATCTCAAGAATACTTATCAAAATATTCATAGACACAGTGTTACTCATAAAAACAATCATTATAAGAACATTGTCAATCTTACAAAAAATGTCAATTATGAATATACTGCCAATGATTATGAATTCCAATATGCTGTTCTTAAAACTATTAAAAACAGTAATCAGTATGTTGAAAATAAAATCACAAAGATTAAAAATGACCTCAATGTAGCTCAACAAAATATTTCTTTTGTTCATCATAGAATGGTTCACATTCAAGAAAAAACAAGTAATTTTGTGGCAAAAGAGATAAAGAATGTTCTCAATAATACAGATTATATTGATGAATATTCAAACATCATTGTCAATAAAATAAGCAATATATCAAACAATCAAACAGTTAGGGCATTATTATCATTAGTTACTAACGAAGAGCAACTCAATAGTATTTACACAGTGTTGAGGCAAAGCAATATCAACACTTCTAATATCAAGAATTTAGTAGATGTTATAAATTATTCTAAAAATAATAATTTGGAAATTACAAAAGTTTCAAGCGCCACAATAGAAAATATCAAGAACTTAGTAAATCTTTCCAAAAATATTGTTGATTTTAACAACACTGAAAACAAGATAATTCATAATGTTGATAAAAATATTGTTAATAAATTGTCCTCAATAAATGTTAATGAATTCAAATCTTTTGTAAATCTTTCAGAATCTAAATCTTTTGTAAATTTTGCCAAAAGCATAAGTAGCATAACCAATCAAGATGTTAATAATTTATTATCATTATCTGCTAATACTAACAATATAAAAAATCTTTATTCTTTGTCAAAACACAGCGCAATAGATCTTAATAATATTGAAAATTTATATAAAATAATAAACTTTTCAAAAAATAATAATTTCGATATTACAAGAGTTAGTGGATCAACAATAGAGAATATAAATAATTTAGTAAATCTGACAAACAATCAGTTAGTATCAAAGGTTGATCAAAATATTATTAATAAAATGTCTTCATCTAATTTCAATGAAGAATTTAAGTCTTTTGTCAATTTATCAGAATCAAAATCTTTCACCAGAATTGCGCAGAGTTATAAGAACATTTCAAATATTTTTGAAAATCTGAATACAATTTCTGTTAGCCCTAAATTATCTACAATTTATTTGGATCAGAAAAAGGTAGAAAATCTTAGTGTTATTCAAAATTTAAGAAATGTTCAGCAAATTAAAGAGTTGTCTCAAATTGTAAATCAATCCAGTACATCTTACATTTTAGAAAAATTATCCAATTTTAATACTGAAAATATTACAGAAAAAATTAATTTACTTAAGAATATTAATATAACTCAAGATGTCAAGAAAACTGAAAATGTTGTTAGAAAAATAACTAGACTTGCTAGATATAACAATGTCAATCAAATTACAGAAAATCTTGATGAAATAACAAATATAGACAAGAATATCAGCACCACTCAATTCAAAACTGAAATACAAAATTTAAAAAATCTTATCAATATAACTAAAAATGTAGATCAAGTTAATGTAGATAACATTAGTAAAATTGATGTATCCAAGTTAAATAATATAAAAGTTTCACAGTTCAATTTATTGTTAGATAACATCACTCAACTATCTAAGATAAGTCAGGTAAGAAATCTGACCGAAGAACACTTGGGTGTAATTAAGAAAATTAGTCAAATTCAAAATATAAACCAACTTCAAAATGTTGATCAGAATACAATCCAGAAAATAAATCAACTTCAAAATATAAACCAACTTCAAAATGTTAGTCAATTCACTATTAGAAAAGTAAGTGAATTGAAAAATATCGATGAAAATACAATTTTAGCTATCAATCAGATTCAAAATATAGGTCAAGAAAATATTTACAGAATAAGCCAGATAAAGAATGTTGATCTAAACACAATTCAAGCAATCAATCAAATTCGCAATGTAACTGAGCAGCAAATTAATCTTGTCAAATCTGTAAATCAAATTAGTGATATTCAAAATGTCTCAAAATTTATAAATCTTACAAATAAGAATGAGATTTCTGATATCAAGTTATCTAACATTAATCAAATTACAGAAGTTGCGCAAAAAATTTCTAAAATTGAAAATAAAGATTTACTTAATGTTGTGAATTTATCCAAAGTTGTTCAAGAAAGAAGAATCTATAATAGGATATCTAATCTTGTTAAAAATGTTGAAGTATTGGATACCGTAAATGTCACTCAAGAAACTGCTCAAAATATTTCTAAAATTTCTAATACTAATAATATCAATCAAATTACTAAAGATTTAAATTTGATTTCCCAGAACTATCAGGAATTCAAGACAAGCGTTCAGCAAATTAATAAGATTGCGCAAGTTAAGAATGTTGATCAAATAGTAAAGAATTTGAATTATGTAAACAATGTAATTCAAGAAAATAATATTGTAAATCGTGTCAGTAAAATTGATCAAAAAGAATTTATCACTGCCATAAATTTGAGCAAAAATTATATTCAGTCTTTCAATAGGATTGAAAGTAAGATTAGCAATATTTCTCAGAGACAAAAGATAAGAGAAACACTACAAGATATCAACATTGTAAATAATGAGGTCAATAATTCAACTGTCCAAATTACAAACAAAACACAAAAAGTTCAATTGCAAGAATTTATTCAAAATCTCAATTTGCTTGAAACTGAAAAGAATACAACTATCTTGAATCGATATAGTTTTGAGAGTAATAAAAAGAATATTTCAAATCTATTTACTGAACTGAATCTTACGCAACAAATAAAGCAAGAAAAACGAACAGAAAGAGAATTTGCCCGTATTTCAAAGCGTTTAGATAGGATGAATAGAGAAACTATCAAAGTCCAAGGCAATTCATATAAAGTTGAACAAAATTTCTTCGATATGATGAATTTTTACAATGAACAGAAAGTGACAAAAACAAGCAAAGATAGAAAGGTTAATAATTTCTTTCAATTGTTGGAAACACTTAATGTTCAAAAGACTACTAATGAAAGAAAAATCACTCAAAAAATTCAGAAGATCGAGCAAGTTCAAAACAGAATTGTAAACAATACTTCTCAAATTAAAATTGATGTTTACAGAGAGAAAAAAGATAATTATTACAAAGTAGACAATCGCCAAACTTTCACTACTAATAATTATCATCAAGAGAAAGAAGAGCAGAAAAAGACAGAAAAGATAGTTGAAAACAAAGTAGAAGAGTTGCTTGTCAAGAAAATTGAAAATGTAACAAATAATTTAGTGACAAATGTTATCACTAAAAATGAATTTAATTCTATCAAAAAAGAAATAATCCAAGAAATCTACAACATAGAAATGAAGACAGAAGAGCGTATTAAAGAGCTACGTAAGGAAACCCAGCAGACTGTACAAACTATGTTAGAAAGATTCTTAAGAAGTTAATATGGCCACATATAGGTTAAATGATCCCAGAAATATATCATTTATAGGCAAATTTAAGTTTGACTATGTAGTTCAACTCGTTAATAAGGGTCAAAAAGGATCAAAAGTTTGGGATGATGCAAATTATATCACAGGAGCTTTTGTTCAATTTCAACGAGGAGAAGAATTTAACGCTCAATGTATTATAGCAAATGTTCAACCTGACCAGCCTACTAATGCTGGGTCTTCTTTTTTTACTCATCCTTATGGAGGTAATGGAGGTTTTGGCGGAATAGTTGACCCTACCACCTTCAAAAGAGAAATAAAATTTCAATTTTTTATAAAGTCTGGACAATCAGTGCCGTTGAGAGGATACTTTGTTTTAGAAACTCCATCTCCCCCTACTGATGCTGACTTAAGAGATATGGATGATTTTGGTATAGCAACCAAGTATGTCAGAAATGTAAGTGGCACAGTAGAAGGATATGTTTATGAGAATTCGCCCCATAATGAATTTGTAGATATTCAAGAATATTACCCATCTGAAAACTATTTCCAAATTTCACCAGTTTGTCCAGATAATGAAAATGAATATTGGCGTGATAAACCTTTAGACGAAAAAACTGTAAGACAATTTCCAAGATACACAACATTAAATTGGTTCGAAATGCCTGATCCAACCAGAAAAGGTACTGCTGGAATTGTAATTAGGCAATCAAGTGGTAAAGGTGCATCAAATTACAGAAGAGATATTGTTACAAATTCAGCCTTATTTACTTCATATGAATATACTAAAAAATTAAATGCTTGGTCTACAGCTGCCTCAAATTCAGGGTATATAGTAATTGCCTCAAATTTATCAGATGATTCTTACTCTAAAAGTATCAGTATATCTTCTGCTAACTGTACTACTGATACTTTTAGTATTAGTTCAAATTCAGATTATATAAATTACAGAGAAGCTAAAATTGATCTTAAAACTGATGCATCCAGAAAGGTAACTTTCAATTCTGAAATTTATGACTGGAAAAATAATCACTCTGATGAAATAACAGCTTATTTAGTCGGGTTTGGTAGCACAGGGTTGACAGAGATTTTCGATCAAGGTGTTGGAAAAATAATATACCCAGTACCATCATATAGTGTAGTAAAAACGAAAAGCGGCGTTATCTCAGACTCCCAGGTTTTTAGATATTTTGATGGATACATTTCTTTGATAGGACCTGGTGGAGAGAGTAATTCAGCTACGTTATTTTTTGATAATAGACAAAAATGGCTTTTTGGTATGATCGATGCTTCATTATCCAAAGAAACGTTTGATGATTTGGAAAGTCCACCCTGCCATTTTGATTACCCAGATTACTATGTTCGATCAGCAGTTGGATGTAGAAACTTAAATGAATATAATCAAATACTTACAATTGATGATGAAAAACTACAAGGTTTAACTGGTTCATATTCTTTGATTCCAATTCCCATAAAGGGTTGGAAATTTAATGCAATGACTCTTAAACAAGATAAGGATTTCACTATTGAAGGTTCTGGGAATGTTAGAAATTTTACTGGGACAAATGCAGAACCTCATTATTATGGAGATACCAATTTATCAGGCTACAGATATTTAAATATTGAATTAAGATCCAAAAATAATGATTTGCAAAATGGCAATATTACTATTTACGAAACATCGAAAGGACCAACTACAAATCAGGATAATACTAATATAAATTTAAAATCTTGGAAAATATCTACTGACTCAAATAATTTCAAAAGTCTAAGAATAGATTTATGTAATCCAGATAACAAGATTGATTATGTTGATAATCAAGATTCTCCTTATCCAAGACTCAATGTTTACACTACATCTAAACCTCTATCAACAGCACCATTTGGTTATTTAAGTGTTGAAAACAAACCTACTGATATATTTATTGAAACAAAGCAACAATTAAATGTTTCGTCAAAATTTTGGATTGATGACAAACTCAAATCCAAAATATCCAATTCTGGATTTGTATATATTACAGATGATAAAACCAAAAATATAGATTATTTCGAAGTTAATACTAAAGCTTTTCCTGGAGCTGGAGTAGGAACAAACTTAATTTTTGTCAAACCTAGAACATACAACGGAAAGATCAAACTGGCAAAACCTTGGAATAGCAATAATGCCATTTTGCCTGAATATAGGAAAACTTTATTTTTATATATTGTCAAGAATGATTTGACATCCGGTAAATCTATTGATGATTTGTTAGGCAAAAATAAGCAAAATGAATACCCTGATGAATTTGAAATTTATGATATGGATCCAGGATATCCAGATATTACTGATAAACTTTCTGTATTGACAAGTGATTTTGTCGATGGACAAACTAGAATTTTTGTCAATCCAATTCCTTTATTTGAACAACCAACTGTAATTCCTTATGATGCCATAATTTTAGAAGACTCAGTTAGTAAAAATAAAATAACATATAAATTTGAAAATTATGAAAATAACAAAAATGATGGAATTACTTTTATAGATATAAAGCGTAATTCAAGTTTTGATAATAATGTTAAGTTTAAATTAGGCTCAACTTCAGTGAAATTAACTTTTTTTAATGGAACTGATGATCAAAAAAGAACAGTTGTAGTAAAATTCAAGTCAGTAGAAAAACAAGGCAATCTTTATAAAGCTACTTTAGAATATGCCAAATATGATGCAAATAGTCCGCAAATCACAGATGGTATTCCACTAGAAAGCCCTGATGGTAAAAAATTATATTTTTCAGAAAATGCACCAGTCATAACAGTAAACCCCCCTAGACTTGTAGAGTTCACTTTTCCAGTAGACTCAATTTTGCAAACTAGTTTAGTTACAAATACTCCTAGTGGTCCAGAAGTAAATGCAATTGATGATTATCCAGAAGACGAAGTTTCAAATGGTCCATATTATGGTGTTTCTAGAATTACTAAAATCGAAATTGATAATGATCAATTAGAACTTGGAAAAATTAATTTAACCAGAAATAATTCATTATCAAATTTTGTTATTTCTGGATTGAACAATACTTTTGAATCTCAAACTAAATTTGATGCTTCTTCTACAACTACCACAGAGTATTATACCAGAAGATTTTGGCAGCAAAACACTGATGGTAGAGATGAAGAAGAAGGAGACTTAAGCTGGCAACATACAAAATCTGAAAATGTTGATTATTGGTCAGCTTATCCAAAAACAATTTCGAGTTTATGCGATGATATAAATAAAGTCGATGAATATGTAGCTCCAAGGTGGCTCAATGTAGCAAATCCTTCATCAAGTGTTATTAGACATCCTGGATGGAAAGCAAATAAAATTACAAAAGCATTTTCAGTTGATCCAATAACAGGAGAGAGAATTTATGGAAACAATTTAGATCCAGATTATTTGAACTCTGATACTGGATATGCAGCTTGGGTATTCGGTGGTGGAGTAATTGCAATTCCTAGCGGAAAAAATTCTGGTAGCGGAACATCGTATATAAAAGCTATAGACATAAATTTTAATGATCTAAGGACTATTTTAGCACAAACAGTTTTTCATAGAATAAATGCTGATTTTCCGCCTGGAAAAAATGATTTGTTTGGAAATACATCTATAATAAACACAGATGGTACTAAAGAAGAATCAACTCTGCATTTAAGAGGAGCATTGATAACTCGAGGACCAGGATATGGTTTGATATTACCACCACAAGTTAGTACTACTGATAACTTAAGAGAAGCTAATCTGATAGATACTACTGAGCGTAATACTAATTATGGCAAAGGTCAGTCAGATTCTAAAGGTTATTTTGAAACTGGATCTGCATATGGTAAAAATTCCCATAATAATTACATTGAATTAGAAAAATCGAAAAATTTCACAACTCCATCTGATTATAGAAGCTCTACAAGGAAAATGTCTCAAGCAAAAAGAGAAAGAGCTGCTTTCAAAGGAGGCAAACAAAATGTTGCGACAAACCTTTCGGCTTGTGAATCTGGTTTTGAAAAATCAATTGTAATAGCATATACAGTTCCCACAACAAAAGCTGGCGATGAAAACCAAACTGCAATTATAACCACAGATTCATTTTTTACGTCGCAATATGAAAAGTATCCTGTAGGCTATAATACGATTACTGGCTCTGGAGTGACAATAAAAGGTGAATTTCCATTTGTTTTAGGTTCAGAAACTCATATAAATCATGCTTATAGAGTGAATACATTTTTACTAACAGAAAGAAATTCAAATACAAAAGCTACTAGTTCTCACAATTATGATTCTTTAATTGCTGCAAATACAGATATGAGGAATAAACTTTCTTGGTTTCCCTTTGTAGAGGGACAAGCCAAGATAGATGCTAATTTTTCAACTCTTGCCAAAGCATTTACTAACACAAAATACAATTCATACACAGTATCTGATCAATCTCCACAATTATTTAATGTGGGTTATGCAGATCCTGGAGCAATTGTTTTTAGATCAATACCTTTAAATTTAGCCAATATAAAAGCTCCAGTTACTGATAAAACTATATTTATTGATGGCGTTGCACCAACTTATACTTCTGATTTTAGATTATTAGAACCAATAACTTCCTCAGGTGCAGCTTGTTCATCATTTCCAACAGTAGCTCAAATATCATCAAGAGAATATATAGTTGCTTATTCTTTAAATGCAACGCCTAGAAAAATTAATTTCAAGATAATTGCTAACTATCAAGTGCAAGATAAAAACATTTTAATTGATTTGGATGCTCTTACTGGAAATACACTTTCAGATAAATATAACATATATGGATTGACTTCAAATTATGATGAAAACTTAGGACTTCATAGATCAATTTTTTGGTGCAATGGTGGAATTTATTATTTTGAATATGCCTTATCATCAAGCAACATCGGAACAAAAAGAACTGATAAATTACATTTGGTTAAGGGCAAACTTGATGACGATTTAGTAAAAGAATTAAGTAATAGACAAAATATTATCACTTATTATGATTCAGCTAGTGTTTTAAATGCTGAAGTTCCAAAGCAAAAACCAGCTTTAATTACTTGCCAAAAACAAGAATATAATGGAAGTGTATTTGTTGCTTACGATACTGGAAAATGCTATATAGAAGCAGTATTATTCCATCCTTATTCACAAATTTTAGGCACGAGAAAGTTTGATATTGAGTGCGTAAATACATCTGGATCAACATCAACCACTGCATCTCCAATTGCAGACATTCAAGCTAATCCAACTAGTGGACAATCAGCATTACTGGTTAACTTCCTATCGAGTAATTCATATGATCCAGGTGGTAGCACACTAACTTATGCTTGGAACTTTGGTGATGGAACTCAATCTTCTGAAGAAAATCCAGTACATACTTTTGTCAATACTACTGCAAATCCAATAACTTTGACTGTATCTCTTGTAGTCACAAACGCTAGTGGTGTAAGTAGCGATCCAGCAACAATAACAATAACAGTAAATCCTGCTCCAATTAATAACCTTTCGCCTCAAGCCAAATTCAATGCAACTCCAACTGCTGGCACCGTTCCATTGATCGTTACTTTTACGGATCAATCAACACCAGCAAATGATGGTTCTGTGATACAAACATACGATTGGGATTTTGGTGATGGTAATACAGCATTAAAACTTGACAATGTATCTTTCACTCACGAATATACGAATGCTGGGACATATGTACCTACTCTTATAATTAAAGATAATTTGGGTAGAGTATCAAGTAAGTTTTATGGCACACCAATAAAAGTAGATGGAACAATAAACAATCCGCCATCCCCAAACTTTACCTGGGCTCAAACTTCTTACTCTCCAACTTTGAAAATTCAATTTACAGATACTTCTGTTGATGTTGAAGGTCCATTGGTTGCATGGCATTGGGATTTTGGAGATACTCAAACTGCTGATGTTCAAAACCCAGAACATATTTATGCTAATCCAGGTACTTACTCAGTAGTTCTTACAGTAACAGATTCTGGTGGTTTACAAGCTTCAGGAACAAAACAAGTTACAGTTTCGCCTCCTGGAAATAATCCGCCCATTGCAAACTTTAATTATTTGCAACAAAACAGGAAACTAGTAATAGATTTTGCTGACACATCCATCGATACTGACGGCACAATTGTATCTTGGAGTTGGAGTTTTGGCGATCAAACCACAAGCATAACAAAAAATCCTTCACATACATATGCCTTGGCTGGAACATATCAAGTCATATTGACAGTAACTGATAATGGTGGAAAAACTGGATCAATAACCAAAAACGTTGTTGTAAATCCATTAGTAAATCAGCCTCCTGTAATTTCCAATATTACTGGCACACAAACTAGTTTTAAACCATTAATTGGAACATTTTCAGAAACATCTTCTGATCCTGATGGTTTTATTACTCAATGGGATTGGAATTTTGGAGATAGTCAGGTTTTTTCCACTACAAATAGTGCACTTAAGAACCCAACACACACTTATAACTTTCCAGGATCTTACACTGTTACATTGACTGTTACTGATGATGGTTTGCCCGATGGAACTAGCAAGAAAACAGCAACATCTTCAATTCCATTCGTAGTAGCACCACCACCACCTAATATACCTCCTGTCGCACTTTTCACAGTAGACACTAATAATGCATTTGCTCCTTTAACAGTCAACTTTACAGACAATTCTACTGACGCTGATGGGAAAATTGTAAGTTGGCTGTGGGAATTTGAAACAGGTAGTACACTATTCTTCAATGCTCAAACTTATCAAAAAACTGTTTCGCATACATTTACAAAATCAGGAACTTATCCAGTTAAATTAACCGTAACTGATGATGGAAATCTTACAAATTTTTATATATTAAATATTGTTGTGAGAAATAATCCTCCAGTATCAATTTTATCTGCATCTCCCAATCCTGTTCTATCGTTGTTGCCAGTTAGTTTCTTTGGCAATAATTCTTATGATATTGATGGAAATATAACAAAATACTCTTGGGATTTTGGCGACGGTACAACTATACTTCAAGGTACTACTGCAGAAACACATACATATACAAAACCTGGGACTTACAAAGCATCACTTACAGTAATTGATAACTTAGGAGATAGTTCAACTGCTAGTTTGTTTATAAATGTGTCAAACAGAAACCCAGTTGCAAAAATAACTTACACTACTCTAACAGTTAAAGCACCTGGAAGTTTAACATTCAATGGGGATACATCTACTGATTTAGACGGAACAATTGTTTCTTACAATTGGACAGTTTCAAATGGATTAACTGCTTCAACACCTAATGCTACTTTCAATTTCTCAACGCAAGGTACATTTGCAGTATCTTTAACTGTTACAGATGATTCTGGTGGCACAAATTCAACTAGTGTCATAGTAACGGTAACACCACCTGACAATATTTTACCTGTAGCTATATTGAACGTAAATAAAAATTCTGGAGTTATCAATGACTCATTCATTTTCAATGTGTCAAATTCAAATGATCCTGATGGCTCTATAATTTTATATCAATTAGATTTTGGAGATGGAACTTCAACTCAATTTGTGAATCCTGCACCTATATCTCATATATATAAAACAGTTGGTTCATTTACAGCAAAATTAACTGTTACTGATAATAGAAATGGCGTTAGTTTAGAAACAACAAATTCAGTACAAAATATCACTATAAATAACCAGCCTCCAATAGCTAATTTCTCATTTAGTCCAATTGGTGCATTTACGTTTGATCTTATTACATTTACAGATAATTCGAGTGATCCTGAAAATGCATTATCTAAATGGGTCTGGGATTATGGTGATGGAACTAATTTTACAACAAATGATCCTTTGCAAAAAAGTCCAATTAAATCTTACAACAAAGGAAATAAAGACTATACTGTATCATTGACAGTTTATGATAATTTTAATTTATCAAGCACAACTTCACAACTAGTGCATATCAATAATAGAAAACCATTTGCTGTAATTTCAACAAGCAGTACTCCAATAAATAATGTAATTACCGGAATAGCTCCATTTACTGTAATTTTTGATTCTAATTCGTATGATTTAGATGGTACAGTGACAAATTATGAATGGTACTTAAATGGACTTGTAGGAACTCCATTTACTACAAAATCATTCACATATACTTTCAACACAGCTTCTTTCACTCCTTATGTAGTCACTTTAAGAGTGCAAGACGATGATGGTGTTTGGAGTGATTTAGCAAATATAGGAGTCCAAGTTAACGCTCCAAATACTCCTCCAATTGCTGTTATTAAAGCTAATCCATTGTCAAATACAAGTCAAGCTCCAATTACAGTTAATTTCTCTGGTGCTGGAAGTTATGATCCAGATAACATTAATGGCACTTTGATTTACGCATGGGATTTTGGCAATGGTAGTATTTCAAATCAAGTTAACGCAAGCACCACTTATAATAACCCTGGAACATATAAAGTTTCTCTTACCGTTACAGATAATTTAGGAGCAACAAATACTGCTACATTAGATTATATTGTTTTGAATAGTAAACCAATAGCAATATTAGATACTGTTCCATCAGGTATAACTCAAGCTCAAATTAATACGGCAGTTTTATTTACATCTGCTGGAAGTAATGATCCTGATTCTGGTCAATTTATTAATGGGTATAAATGGTTAGTTGATGGAGTGAATCAAAATTCTAACACTTCAACATTATCCACCTCATTCAGCACTATTGGAAATCATATTGTAACTCTTTCTGTTTTTGATAACTTGGGACTTGAATCTAATCCAGTTTCAAAGACTATATTTGTTATATCTGCTCCACCTCCACCACCAGTAAACCAAAATCCAATAGCAATACTTGGCAATGAGCCAAGTATTACTGGATATATAGAACTTAAAGTTGGAGACACTTTTACATTTGACGGCACTACTTCTTATGACCCTGAAGATGGATCAAATATAACTTTTGAATGGTCAATAGATGGAGTAAAGTCTGGATATACTTCAACATTTGTGAATCAGTTCAATGCAATAGGAATATTTACTGTAAGCTTAGTTGTATTTGACACACTAAAATTAGCTTCTACTCCTGCTACTAATTTAGGAAAAAGATATACTGTAAATGTCAATGTATCTGCTGCACCTAATCCTCTTGCAAATAAATTATTCTCATCAGGTCAAGCACTTAATGGAGCGATAGCAAGTGGTAGTAATTCTCCAGACAGATATGGTTTTCAGTTAGTTGATGATACAAAACAATATACAATTATTGAAGCTGGTTTAAATCATACTTTTGTAGTTGATGCAGCAGGGGTACTGTATGCAGCAGGGTCAAATAGTAATGGACAGCTTGGTTTCTCATCTAACATTACTCAATTAAATTCCTTAACTGCTGTACCTTTAGCATCCAAATATAAAGTAGTAAAAGTTTCTGCTGGCGATCTTTGCTCAGCTATAATTGCAGATGATACAACTTTGAATAAAAGAGTACTATTGGTATGTGGTTCTAATATAAATGGAATTTTTGGACAAGCCTTACCAAGAACAAATATTTATAATTTCCAGCCAATTCTTGAAAGAGCAACAACAAATAATGGAGCAAGTTATCTTTCAAATAATAGTTTCTTAGATGTTTCTTGTAATTCTTATATCTTGGCATTCACTGACAATAGACAAGTTTGGGTTGCTGGAAAACATAATTACATCAACAAAACTGGAATAAGCGACACTGGTTTTTTCCCAATCAACATAGATCCAAATCCTGATCTATTATTAGGCAGCATAAATTATCTCAATCCGTTTAGATTAGAAGTTGGTTTTAATAATCAATTAGGTTTTGTAACTGGACTTTCGTATGATATTGATAACCAAATAGTGTGGTTTGCAGGTCTTTCTAGCTTGAGAGGTTGGGGATATGCATACGATATTTCAACTTATGAAAATAGTATTGTAGTAATTACAGCATCACAAGACCCTTTCTTTGATCACGCAATTTATCTTTACTTCTTCTCTTATAATGAAATACCTCAATTTAATGTTAGTGCTGGTTTGGCAGCTGACTTAAACCCAGGAGAAAATTTCTTGAAAGTATCTACAGGGAGATTTGGGTATTTAGCTTTGTCTGAAACTTTATTTTATCCTTACGGCATAAATGACTATGGACAGCTTGGATATGCTCAGTCTATAACGAGTTCTATTGCTTTGAATAATCAATATAGTTTACCAGGTGGAGTAGTTTTGCCCAATAAAAGTGTTACAGGTATATCTGATATTGCTGCTGGTGGAAATCATTCGATAATTTTAGCATCTAATGTAAAGCCATCATCACAATCATTCACAATTACAAAACCTGGTGGATATGCTACAGATCCTCAGTTTCCTACTTCTTACCCAATTACACAAATAGCTGGGTAAAGGTATAAACGTCTTTTATTTTTTATAATATTATTATGAACCTTTCCCCAGATCCAAGACAATTAAAAACAAAAGTCACTTTGAGTATTTTGAATGCTCCAGAAAGTGGTTTCTTTTCTGGAGAATATACTTCATCTACAGCTACAAAATCACAAGATAACTTAAATGTTTTAAATTCTGATTTTGAGCCTTATTACACTTATGAAAATGGTGTAACCGAACCTAAATACAGCCAAAGATTAAAAGTTGTATCTTCTTTACAAAATGCAAGAATTCCTGAACTCAACACTGTAATAAGTGCTTCATCTTGTACTTTTGCTTTTGGTGCAATTGTTCCAGGAGAAGTTGATCCAGTTTTGAATAGACTAAAAGGACCTACAATTGGTTATAATCCTAATTTTGTAGATAGTCCATTACAAGGAACTGTCAGCACATCAGATTTCAAATCATATCCTGAAGTGCCCAAAATTCCTTTCACCGATGTTGGAAATGTTTTAACAACTTATAATATTTGGCAAAAAAAGTCACTTGGTGTTTTTATCTCAGATGATGCATACAAATATATTGGCCCTGCAATTAAAAATACTAACACTGGTACCTTGAGAACAGTCAAGGATCCAGTTTATGGAGCACAAGTAGAAGTTACATCTATTCAAGATATTACTCTTGTTGAAAGAATTTTTCCAACTTCTTTTGATGCTATATATCAAGAAGGTGCTCAAGTTCATAATCCAGATGGCACAAAACAAGATATATTTGCTCGTGGTACAAATGGTGGAAATAGTTTTCATTTAAATCTTTCATTCTCAAATATGCAAGAAAACTCATCAGCTTTTAGTCTCGGATTAACTTCACCTCGAGATGATAATTATATAAATAGTTTTCTTTTAGATTTAGAAATTGACAAGAAGCCAATTTTAAAAATATATGATCCAGAACTAAAACAATATATTGTTCAAACTGATATTATAGCTCCCGTTTTAGATAGGAATAACATGGGTTCTTATGACATATTTGTTCATTTTGTTGGTCCAAATATGATGATTGGTTTTAGCCCCGATATAACAAGATGGAATACAATTATTAATTTAAGTGGTAGAGAAGTTTTCTTCTCGCCTAATACTCGTATAGCACTGTCAATCAAGAATTGTAATTTAAAATTTAGATATTCTGCGTTAATTTTTAATAATTTTAATTATTCTCAATTGCAAACATCTTTATCTGCTAAAAATTATATTACTGCAGAGATAAGGTATTCAAAAGAAAAAATTAAGGATTTAGGAAATTTCTTATCAACAATTAACAAATCATTTGAAGATGCTTCATATAGATTAAATAATTCTCCTAAAAATACTGGCTTTAATGACACTGCAACTTCAACTAATACTAAAAATCCTATAGATAAAAATATATCATATTTTGCAGATTTACGACTCATTGGCAATCAATTTGAACCAATAACCCAAATTTTTTCACCAAAAAATAAAAGTGCTGATCCTGACAAAGTAACAGTTTACTTTAAGATGATTTACAACACTACCATCGAAGGCCCAGCATTTATGCAAGTAGAAGTGCCTCATCCTGGAGTTTTAGCAGCTGGCGGAGCAGCAGATCTAGGATCAGGAGGAGCTGATGATTATCAATTTTCAAATCCTTTGCTAAATAGCTTGTTTTACGATGTTGGAGATATTACATCTTGGGTTGAGACTTGGAATATAAGTTGTCAAGCACAATTATCAAACCTTTCAAAAATAACAAAATCTGCATCAATAACTTTAAAAAATATTGATTCATTAGAAGGTCAAAAATTCATTAATGCAATCGAAAACAATTTACTAGTTGTGTCCATTGATGCTGGATATGTTACAGGAAGTCTTCCAACTTTTTTCCAAGGGTTTATTACAAATACAAGTTATTTCAGAAAAGGAAACGATAGTACTTTTACATTAGATTGCACAGATATAGCCTCGTTCGTTTTGGAAAATCTTTACTTTGATAAAAATATGATGTTAGCTGGAATGAGGCATGATCTAGCTATTGATTCTATTTTAGCTTGTTCTGGATTCTGGTCATATTATTCGAGAAATAATTCTGATTTTCAAAATGGTGGATCTATTTATGGTATTGACTTAAGATTAAACAGTAATTCAACAAATAATCAGGATTTAATTAAATTGAATCCTCTAGATAAGATTTACGAAAAACTTGGAAGGCTGCTTGAAAGGTTAAACAATCCATATTCTCTACCTACTTTTAGATGGGCAGAAAGATATGGTTTGAAGCTTGAATGTAGAAATAATTATGTTGATACTGATTTGAAATTTACAGGATTGACCTCTAATGGAAATGCATATAGCTTCAATAGTAATTCTTCAAATGCAAACTACTTGACAAATTTTCAAACTGATCTTCATGGATTGTTGGTTGATGATTATAGAATTACAACAAATGTTTCTAATCTTTCATCAGGAGTTAGAGTCTTTGGTGTTGCTATGACTGGTTTTTTAGCTGATGAAAGGTATTCTCCAGATTCCGTTTCAGTGGCTAATCTCCCATTGCAAAAACAAGTTGATCTTTTGAAATACTTGGCTAACGCACCTTTTGATTCTGCTCAAGCTCCTTATGTTGGATTCAAAAAATATTTAATGTGGTCAATGCAAAGAAACGAAATTCCAGATCAAGAAGTTTTGAAAAGAATTACTGACAGCGTAGAATTAGTTTCAAAAACACCGATTAGTTCTATTTCATTTCAATGTTATGTTACAAAACCTTTAAGTTTTCATGGAAAGTTCATTATCAACGTATTTCAAGGCAGCGTTGTAAATGCTACTGATCAATATATTTATCAATCTATTGATTACACATACAATAAAGCTAATAACTTGATAACAGCTTCTGTCAAAGGAACTAATATGCCAATTTCGTTAGGAGTATAAAATGCCACTTTTCCAATCACTTTCATTTGTAATTAATGATCAAATTAGACAAAACACTATTGATATGCAAAGTGGTTTGACCTTAAGATCAAATGTCACACAAACTTTACAAGTTATTAATGTTAATAAAAATAATATAATACAAGAGCCAGATGTTTTGCGCTGGGGTTATGCAAACTGGGGTGTTGAAAAAGTAACATCAGAATATAAGCCACAAGAAATTAAATAATGGGAAATACACCAATTTATGGGTTTGGATACATCGAGCCAAACCAAGATCTTTCAGAAAACATTGATTTAGATGAGCTTCGTTTTAAAGCTATCGAAAATCAAATGTACAATCTTTATCAAATCTTCAAAAATGGAATTATTGAAGATGATCCATTAGTCCCATCATGGCGTATTCAAACTTACTCAAACGAATTTAAATTAACAAAAATTACAATTACTTCTGGCAAGGGATTTGTTTCGTATAAAGCTGGAAAAACCACAGCTTCTAAAGATGTAACATTACCAACAATTCCTACAACAGTTGGCTTATCAAAAGTTTATGTATATGCTTACGAAAATGCAAACACTGCTGTAACTGGAGATGTAGATTTTGTAGCATCACTAACTCAAATTAATGATACTATCAATTATATTTCCTTAGGTTATTTAGAATTAAATGTAGCCGCAAATACAATAACTTTATTCGAAACCATAAGACAAGATATAACTTTATTTTCAACCTTATCATATCTTATAAAAAATCATAAACATGTAGGTGGATCTGGAAACCCTTCACCGATTGACTTATCTTCAGAAGTAAAAAATCAGTTAACCAGTGAAAATATTTCTTATGTAGATGCTTCAAAAATAACATCTGGAATTTTAGACTCTGCTAGACTTCCAACAATTAGTCATAATAGTCTTGAGGGTAAAGGTAATCTTACTCACGATCAATTAGAAACAGCTTTGTTAGCAGTGGTCAATAATGATGCTAACGATAAGATGTCTGATCTGTCTATAGCAAACAGACTGCAAATGTTGATTGCTTTGAAAAAAACTGGCGGAGTAGGGTTCACTTATATTGATTCCACACAAATTAATACTCTCACATATGTTCCAGGTATTTATCCTAACACATATGCAAATTCATCAACTGGTAATTCAGCTAACTTTGCGCAAAAAACTTCTGTCCCTAGTCAATATACTTTAGCTACAATTTATGACACAGCTCCACATACATCAGGATCAGGAATTAGTGGGAGTGTTACATCTAGTAATTTTGTTGGTGATAAAACTTTTGTAGTAAAAAATGATTTTTTGCAAGCCAAAACAATAGCTTCATCATTAGGATCAACTGTAAATACTTTTTTCAGTAATATCAGTATTTCAGGATCAGCAACAACAGGTAGTTTTACAATTGATACTCCATTGAACTACCTTACTTTATCTCAACCTGTTGCGAGTATATTTGATACATCTGGATCTTGGGATACGGGGCTTGTTTTCACCACTTCTTATTCATCTAATAAAGTTAAAGTTGACACAAGTTTATATGCATACACTCTTTTCAACCAACCAGTGTCTTTAGATTTTGATTCAAAAGTTGGGTTTGGATTCTCAGCAGGTCTTGGAGAAACAGGTGCTGCTTTAGGAAAAATTTATATGTTCTTGGTTGTTGGAAATGGTAGCACAGATCCAGGACTTTTATATGATCAAAAAGTAGATTTTGCTCCTAACACTGGTAGTGGTTCATCTTCAATTTATATATCTCCAGTTACAAATGTTAAGATTTTTGATGACACCACTTATGGATATATTGGATCTACAGCAACATATTCATCTGTAAGCTTATCTTCTTTTGGAGACAAGAGTTTGAAATCTTCTGTACTTGGCTTTGGATTTTATTTTTCAACAGATCAAGGCTGGAATGCAGAAAAACAAATCAAATTCGAATTACTTACACCAACAGATTCTCAAATAAATCCATCTGGAAATAATGATAATTTAGTTCTTGCTAGAAGAAATTCTACAGATCAAACTTCTTCAGTTTTTACTTGGAACGATTTATACACTTATAAAAGTGGAAACTTCTTATTAAGATTTGATTCTGGTGATGTCAACACTCAATATAATCAAATTCAATATGATATCAATGTTCCAACTGGCACTAAATATACAATTCAAAGTCGATCTGATATAAACTCTGATTTGTTTTATAATTTCAAAACAGTTTCAGAAAGCAGTGTTATTATTGCAACACCAAACACTAGTTCAAGTACAGGAAGATATTTTGACGTACTATTTTCATTGTATTCAAATGAGTACCAAAGTTTAGCTCCAACATTGAACAACTTGAGAATTAATTATTCAGCTGTTGGTAGTGCTACAACTAGAACATATGATAGAAATTTATCTGACACGACCATTAAAAAGTTTGGTTGGATTAGTGATGCATATTATAACAAAAATGCCGGATATGGAAATACCAATCCAGATGGCACTAACTATTTAAAAATTTATGATACTTCTCAAATTGGAAATTGGATTTATTTGAGAAATAACAGTTTAATTTCAGCTACAAGCAATGTAATTGAAACTACTGTAGAAGATGGAGTTGATGCTGGGTCCTTGAAAAATTATCTCACTCCTAATCAAATATTCTTAAAATCTACAAATTATGGATTAGATACACCAACTGATTATCAAGCATTATCTTCGGGTGGCAATATAATTTGTGATACTAATAATGACAGAATTATTATTACTGATATTAATGGTAATTTTACAAAACTCATTCAGGGAAATATTAGACTAAAGCTTACTTCAAGAGATTTTGTAGCACTTTCTGCATCATTCAACCCAGATACAAGAAAAATCTATATTGCTTTTTCACAAAACATATCATTTGTTGACTTGACAAAGATTTATATCACTTATGACAATATTACAGTTAGAGGTGATGACACTAGACTTACAGGTGCTTATTTTGATACAATTTTTAATACATCTGCAACTTATGAGTTTACAATTAAAGATACAGTTGAAGGGTTAGCACTTAATACAGCAATAAAAAATTCATTAACTAAAAAAGTAAGACTTGACGTAGGGTGTTTTACAAATGCTGGAAATTCAATCAACACTAATTTCCCTCTTTCAGCAAGTTTTCCAGTGTCTGCCGTATCTAATATTAATAGAACACAACAATTTGTTGCTGGAATAAGTACTTCAATCACTGGTACTTCATCCGTTACAACAGGATTGCCAACAACTACAACTGTTGTCAATTCAGTAACTGATTATAATGGAGACGGTGTCGTTTCAACTACAGCTATGTATGGTCCAAATTCACAAACAGATAACATTATATTAGATTTGTGGCAAGGACCAATATATTATGCAAATATTTACAATCCAGTTTCAGTTCAATATGAAGAAACTAATTCACTCGTTGTTATTGCTCAACCACATTCAAAGTCCGTTCTTTGTTATAAAGATGACACAGACTTAACACTCCAATGGGCGATAACTTCAGATATTGTTAAATATTATGATAATAAATTAGGGTCTGCTTATCTTTTGCCTAATGGTAATGTCCTTTTGGCAAGTCCAGCTTTAGATACAACTGATACTGGAAAATTACAAGTATATAATTTGTCTAATGGATATATTGAAACAAAGATGACTTTTAATAATGATGTTGTAAAAGCTCTTCCAGGACCAGCAACAGATTATTCAAATTTCTATGTCTTAACTGACGATGTTATTAATTATGGTGCTAATTCTAGATTACATCTTGTAAATAATTCTGGATCAATTATTTCTACTTTTGGCGACAACAATGAACTATTCCATCCAAAAGGACTACGTATCATTTCAAATGACAATATATTAATTTCGGAATAAATTATGAATCTGCAAATAGAAAACAACAAACCTGTCGTAAATATAATTGATGGAGAAAACAACTTATCATTCGAGTTTATTTCTGCAGATAAAAATTATTTATTGAATCAAAATGATAGCATTGTAAGACTGTTGATGAAAAAACAAACTGTTGCTAATATAAGTTTGTTTGATAATTTTATTCAAGTATCTTTTGAAAAAACAATATCTTATATTCAGTTTATTTCATTAAAATTTAAATTTGATTCTATTGTTGAAGTGCATAATGATTATATAATTTTTTCTTTAGAAGACAAAGATTATGTAATCGAGTTTCAAGCCACAAAGTATAGTTTCGAATCTGATGACACTTTATTAGTTGTTTTAGATAAGGCAGATAATAGCTTTAAAATTTCTGAGTTAAACTCTTTTGCAGCTAGTTTTCAAGCACAAAATTTCAAAGCTTTTAATGCAAGTAATTCATTTGTAATTGATGATACTTGTAAAATGCCCGAATTTTCTATTGGAACTTACGATGATTCAGCATTATCAACACCAAGGCCAGTTAGACAAGGCAACCCTATTATTTCAACTATTCCAGCATTGATTAGCTCAAGTTCTTCAACAGATGATATTGAATATTATAATAATGGTTTGGGTCCTTTATCTAAAACAATTTATTTCAAAATTATTTGCAATACCATTTTAGAAAATACATTATCGGTTGGTGATTTATCTCCAAATCTTCAATTGAAAGTATATTTACCAAATGGTTTAGACACAGTTAAAGCACCAGTTTATGTTGGTATGTATTTTGTTTCTTCTGATTCAACTAATGATATGTCTGTATATTCTGCTTCTTACACTTTTTATAAACAAGGCAGATACAACAATATAGATTATGTAGACGGATTTATGTATTTCGATGTACATTGCCCATTAACTGTACAAAAATCTATACCTTTCCAGTTTGATTTTCAACTTTTATAGGGGCTACATCGGCTGGCAAAGAATATTTTAATATTCCCTGTTTAGCGGTGGTTACAAGTGCCATATAACGTTTCAATAATATTACCCAACAATCTTACAAGTGGATATCTTCAATCTGAATTCATAAATCTAGGGCAACCTTACTCTAGCAATCTATATTCTAAAGATCCAACACTTGATAATAACAGAAATACTCTTACTTTTAGCTTTGAAGTAAGAGATAGTGGCACTCGTGAATTAACTTATTTGAGAAGAATCAAAACTCTTTATCTTTCAAATGATCCAGAATTTGATTCATCAGCAACTATCGCTATTTCAAACTGGCCATCTGTTTCTTACGTATACGATCCAACATATAATTACGAATACACCTTAAATCCACAATATTTCTTTGACAATACACAATCTCAAGGAACTATGGCAACTCCAACTGCTGGGGGAACTGGTCTATTCAAAGTATACAACTGGCCTCTGAGTGCATCTGGTGGTCTTTCAACAGTTTATATGAAGGCTGTGCTTGAAGGCCCTAATGGTACTGATATCGAGTATCCTATGGGTTATGGTATATTTGATCAGATCCGTTGGGAAGGTCAAATTCCAGTCAATCCAGATTTTCCAGAAATTCCAAGTGCTAAATCTGGTTATATTGGAAAGAATACTCTTTTATCATTTGTAAGCGGAAATCAAGTAGCAGCACAAACAGAATCAACAGGTATTGGAAGATATATCGCTAGTATTTATGAAATTTCAAATACTGGTGGCACTTATGATGCTTATTCTGCTCATAACAATATTAAAAGAACACTTATTCCATCCGCATCTATAGCCTCTACAACTCTTACAACATACAGGTATTTTGATGGAAATTATTCTTCTTCAACAATCTCATTGGGTGCAAATATTGGCCTTACAAGTGCTAGTTATGGTAGAGGTGCTTTTTTCTATAGCAAAACAAAGTTAGTTTCAGCAACTAATAAAACAGACTTTTACACTCAAGCTGGTTTTTCTTTCACTACATCAGGTATCGCAGTAACATCTCAGGCATATTTAAAACTTTATGCAGCACCTGATACAAGCGCTAATGGTAATGAAATTGTTTGTAGAGTTGATATTCCAAACAATTCAAATCCAACTGCATATCTTTACACAAGAATAAATGGCACTGATAGTACCAATAAACAAACAACATCTTTACCTCATACAGTTCTTCCTTTGCTTCAATCTGGAGGAATAATGGAAATGTACTACTCGTCAATGGGTAGCACAAATTTATGTATGGTCGAAGCATATTTCACACCATACTTAGATCAATCAGTAGCATCAAGAAAAAGTTATTTATTAGGCAATGCAATACTTACTTCTTTTGGCAGTTCATCGGTGGGAAGTGCATTTGGTTATCAAATTTCTCAATCATCAGGAACATACTCTGGTGGTTTGGTAGTAGAGGAATTATTTTTAGCTCAAGGAAAGTCAAAACTTTCTATAGATATTGGAGATTGTACTAACGATGACATTGCTATTATCAATTCTCCAGTAACAGATATAGAATACGGATGGACTGATTCAGTAAATGAAGATTTTATTGTTTTAACTGATGCTCCTTCTGCTTTGACATTGACTACAACTGTAACAACTAATCTATATCAAATAAACAAAATAGATAGCACAAATACATACTCTGTGCCAATTCATTATGAACTTCAATTGTACAAGCCATCTTTGAGCAATAGAAGTAGTTTTGAAATAGCTTTTAGTCATGGTTCAGATGATGTTTATGTTGCTTTTAGTTCAGTTTCATCTTATAGATCTCATACTCAAAATAACCTCACAGTTAATTGGGATAGACCGTTTGGCGTTAGATGTAATGATGGATTTTCTTACACAGATTCACCACTAAATGCTCCAACAATTTTAGTAAAATTTAGTGGAGAAAAAAATGAAATATCTGCATCTTATAGAAGTGATGATAATAAGTTAAGAAGACAAGTTTTAAGATCCTACAAGCCACAAACAACAGTAAGCAAATTCTTGTTTGAAATTACTGATCAGCTACCTAATTCTTACACTGGAAGATTTAAAAACAAAACTTACACTGGTACTTATTTATTAGTAAAAGAAATTACTGGAAGTGGAATCAATGTTGTTGGTGTTATAGATATGCTATTACCAATTAATTCAAACACTTCAGGTTTAGGATATTTTGTTGGATTTGGTGTTAGGAAAAGTTCATATAACAGCAACGGGTCAACTTATTTCCAAGACTTAAAATGGTCAGGAATTCCAAATTTATTTAAAGAACAGTTTGATAATGATAGCACTATCAAAACAACTCTTTTGTCCGATGAAGGATCTACAAATTCAAAGCATTATTTGGGACAAAAATTATTAAGTGGTCTTACTGATTTAATTGATTATCAATATGAAACAGCAATTACTTTACCAAAATTAACCCTTGATGCAAAATATTTTAGTTTTTCACCTTTGCCAAATACACCAACATATTCAGCAAATAAATTGACTGCGGGTACTGCTGGAACATTAATTTTGAATGGTGGATATATCACTTCCACATCTGATTATATTTTTGTAGCAGGACAATCATCTGCTCTACAAAATGGTGTTTATTATCAATCAAGAGTTGGAACAGCTTCAACAACTTGGAGACTTACTAGAGTGTCTGAAATGGACACTAGCTCAGAAGTTCATTCTGGAATGCTTGTTAGAATTCCGATGGATTACAGTGTATCTAGTACAAAATGGTATCTTACGACTCCAGACCCAATAACTCTTGGTACAACTAGTTTATCTTTTAGTGCTTCCAAACCTACTCCTGATGTTATATCTTTAGCAACAACAGGATCAAATTTAACCATAGCAAGCATAGGCTCAGCTACTATTGATGGGACTGCTTTATCTTCTTTAGCTGTGGGAAGTAAAATTTTAGTTAAAGATCAAATCAATAATGTAGAAAATGGAGTATACATAAAATCAGTCTCTGGATTTGCTATAACTTCTATTGACTACAATGTTCCCTTAAGAGTGTCTGGAGGAACAATAAATGCTAATACAAATTGGTACAAAGCAGAAGTTACTTTCAATGGCAATTTATCTGATAGGTTTGTAAGTACTACTTTCTTCAAATCCATAACTGTTGGTGAAATATCAAACTTTTTCACAACAACAAAACCTAAATTATTTGAATTCAAGCTGCATTGGAATGGATACGATAAATCTTTCCCAATGAATGAATTGAAAATAAGATTTTTCAAAAATATTGGATCTTTGCCAGACTATAATAACCCTCTTACATCTTGGAAATCAGTATCTTATAAACCATTTGTAGCAGGTTTTAATAACAGTCCAAATAATAATTTAGTTCAAGTTAAATTATCTGATTCTGATTGGAACCAAAACATTTCACAATCAGATGTCATATGGGTAGCAATTACAATACCTTTCAATGCTGCTTTAGGAAGAGCTAATGGAATAGAACTTTCTAATGTTGATTATATTCAAAATGGCGAATTTTCTGGCTATAGAAGAGCTAATAATCTGTGGCATAAACTTCATACAACATACGAAGAAAAAGCCAAAAATTCAACACAAAATAATACTATTCAATATAGAGTGAGGGCAGCATCACACGGAAATATTTCTAGCTACTCTACTAAATTGAGTAGTCCATCTAAAATTGATATTAATCCTCCAATGTATGCTGGAGATGTACCTAATATTTTAGTAGCGACAGAATCCACTTTAAGAATGGTTCAATTATCTATACAAGCTGAAGATAATGAGTCGGGAATACTTGCATTTAGAGTGGGTAAAGAAATTGATAATTCTTTTATTAACTATACTCCTTGGCTGCCTTGGGATAAATTTATAGTAAATACTGACAATCAATATTTCTTGTATCTTTATGGGCATCTAAATTATTATGCTTTAGGTCCACAAAATACAGCTTTTCAAAATCAAAATATAGGTTTTTCAGGTCAAAGAAAAATCTGGGTTCAATTAATGGATTACATGGGCAATGTATCTGAATCTAATCCATTAAGTTTTGTTGCTACTTCTCAAGCATTAGTTGATACAGAAGCACCATATGGAACAGTAAATTTCTTTGATCCTAAAACAAATCAAACAACAACACTATCCAATTTACCTCAATCTTGGATGAAGCTAGATGGTCAGGATTTAGTATCGGGAATAAAAGATTTCAAAATGAGAAGATTGTTAGATTCTGGAAATGGTGATTGGTCAGAATGGATACCTTATTCTCCATATGTAAAGGTGGATTTTACAGGCGAAAGTGATGGAGTTAAGAAAGTTGAAATTAAATTTAGAGATTTTGGAAATAACATCACTCAACCAGAAGTTAAGTGGAATGCAATTAGGAGACCAAAAGTATAATGGTGCCAACAATTTTTACAGCTAGTTGTTCTTGGATGGGACCTAACGATAGCGAAAAAATATTATACTTTTCTGGGATTACAAAGAAAAGAATTACAAATATTTCTTTAGTTGATAGTCTTGATCCAGCTTATACTGCTGGGACTGCATTCAAACTTGTTGGCACCAATTCAGATGATTTAGGTAGAGTATACAAAGTAAATTCACAAGATGAACTTATTGTCAATTCATCAGTAAGTTATGGAGTTGATGATTATAAAAATTATTTAGTTTTTTCAACTCCAGTCACTGCATCTACCATCACTGTAGTTTTGGAAAGATATTATGCATCAATTCATAAAGCTAATCTTGTGTCTTTTGAAAAAATAATTGATTTAGAAAACCAAGGAGAAAGAGGCATAACATCTATGGTGCCTTCTGACAATGGTATTTATTTGTCAGGCATATCAGGAAAAATTTGGTTTTACAATGGCGAATATATAAGCGGACCAGTTTTCATTCTTCAAGAAAATAACGTAGATCTATCAGCTTCTGTAATGATTTCGCATAAATTTGAACATGAAGACGAAACTTACTTGTATGTTGCTTCTGATCAATTACCTAGATTATATAGATCCAAACTAAGCGCCGCATATAATGGTAGTGAATGGGAACAAGTTTACCCTTATGGAGAATTAGCTGCAAATTCTGGCGGAATTCTTTCAATGGTTTCTGCATATAATAAATTATTCATAGGTTGTTTGAATAAAAAAATTCACAGATACTCACGCACACTTACAGTTTCATTGTCAGAGCCAACAAATTTAATTACAGAAGAAGTTATTGTCAAAGAAACAGAAACTGAATCTTTAGAAACATCTACAATAATTTCAAATAATATCACTGATTTTGAAGCTACAGATTTTGGCATTAGATGTTTGTCTGTTGGTAAAAATCAAGTTTTAGCTGGCATTGATAAGAAGCCAGAAGTTTGGTCATATTCTGAAATTCCATTATCAAATCCAACCACTGATGAAAGTTGGACATCATTATTTTTAGATGAAGTTTTTATGAATGATCCAGCTCCAGCACAATTTTATTCATATGACAGTAATACCTTATCAAGAAATGATCAAAATGTAGCTATAGCAAGATTTCCTACAGAAAATAATCCTCAACAATTTGATGAGTTTTTGGTAATTAAAGGAAATACAGTATCTTCAACTGGTGCAACAGCTTATGGCTCAAGATTATATGAAATTTCTGAGGGTTCTGACTGGGAACAATTATTGCGAGAAAATCTGCCAAGTCAAGATTTCATAAGTATTAAATGTGCATCTTGGAAAGCTATATCAAGTTGGGATAATTTTACTTCACTTGATGGATACGACTTGATTATAAATGATTTGTTTTTACTTAAAGATCAAACAGTTTCAGGAACAAATGGAATTTACAACGGAATATATGTATACAATGGAGTAAACAATACACCTTCGTTAGTAAATGTTACGCAATATATAGTTTCAGGAAGCACAGTATTAGGATTTTATATTCAAACTGGATATATAAATACAGGAAATAGATATCTATTAAATTATTCTGATTATATTTCTTCTGGAAATTTTATCGTTTACAAACCAAGCTATACTTTTGAAGCAAGAGTTATTAATTTAAATCAAAGTCAAGCAGCAACATCTACAGATTTGCGCAATGAAATCACTCTGAATAGCGCTGAACAAATTCCTGTAAATTCTTTGACAGGATATCAAGGTTTTCAAATAGCTGATCTTTATGGTCAATATTCAATTGAATTCAATGCTACTACAATGAAACTGTCTAGTGGTATGAACACTGTAGAAAAAACTCTTACCACTACAGGTTTAGTCGCAGATTGGCAATTCTATACTGTATCGAGTGGAACTGTTTCATCAAGTAAACAATCTTGGACTATCAATAAATTTATTACAGATTTATCAGCTACTACTGAAACAAATTATGATATTTTTAATGACGCTTATAGTAAGTATGTATTAAAAATTACTCCAGCATTAACAGGAAATCCATCAATTTATATTGATAATTTAAGTTTAGACGTTGATTTGAATTCTGTTATATCTATACGTGTAAAAGCTAAACCAAAATCAAAAGTATTATGTCTTGGAAAAATAAAAGCATATTGGGCTTATGATGGTGGAATTTTCAATATTAGTGCAGAGACAGCTTTGCATACATCTGACGAATATATTGAATATAAAATTCAACCAATTTGGAAAGGAACTATTGGTAAGCTTCAAATTGAGTTTGTTGATTTGCCAGAAAATAACGATAGACCTAATGAAATTCTTATCGACCTTATTCAAATTCAATCTAATGAAGATGTATTTGATCTTAATAATAAATTATCCAAAATTAGATGGATTGTTGAAGATAGAGATATAAAGATTTATCTTGGGGAACAAAAGAATCCATTTATTGAAAAGAAAAACTTTATTTCATTGGATACATATAGTGCCAAATATTTGGATTCAACAGCTAATACTTACGATTATGATCATCCATTTATTCAGTTTGGAAAATTAAATAACGATGCTGGTGATTCACTTGTTGGATATTCAAATATATCTTTCATTATTGGTGAAACTTATGTTCCTACTAATTGTAAGGTAATTGATTTCAACCAATCAGTAGTTCTTCCATCAACAGGTGGAGTTAGGTTATTCACTTACCACGATGGAACATTATATTGTGCAACAGATGGATTTATAAGTAATAAAATTTCTGACAATCCAAATGACAGACAAAGCAAAATTTTCTACTATAACTCGAATGCTGAAAGTTGGTTCCCAGAAGACATAACTTTTGAAAGAAAAAAAGTTTTTGACAATACTGGCAATTACACTTTATATGGCGTTATCAGACCCTTGACAGCAATTAGTTATAAAGGCAAATTATTTTTGAGCGGACACTACGGAAATATCAAACCATAATGAGCGAAGATTTAAGAAATACATTCATAGCTTTCAGTGGTGCTAGTCCTGGAATCTCTACAAGTTTAACTAATTTATCATACACTTCATATGATGGAAAAAGAATTTATTTAAACTTTGATGACATAGATAGCACTGGAATTGAACCTGCCACAGGGCTACAATTAAGATTTTCTGTAACTAAAAAATTTGGAGCAATTGCAACCACTGTAACTCCATCATCTACCTTTGTTGATGCTAGTTCTCCGAAGACTTTACAGTTGATTTTAGCAGATTCTGACAGAATTGTAGATTATTCGTATAATGGTAGTGGGGTAGCCTTAACTGCTCAAACAGTATTCGTTTCTTACAACGCTACTGGATTTGGCAGTACAGTCGCAAAATTATCTGATAACGACACACAAAAATCATATGTATCATCATTTACAGGTGTTGGGATTACAAATCTTACCAAAGAAGCTAATCCTCCTGTATACAATTATTCAACCACAAGTACTGACGGAACAAAAGTTTACGTTTATTACACAGAGGCTACTCCACCCCTTCTTCCAACTACAAGCATAAGTGGTTTTGCTGTTAGCCAAAATGGCTCTGGTATTGCAATTTCCAATGCATATGTATTAGATCCAACAAGTGCGACAAATGGTAAGGTTATAGTTCTTGATTTAGGTTCAAGATTGGGTGTAAATGATGCAACAAACCCAGTAACTTTAACTTACACACAACCAGTTTCTGATTTTTATAAAATTAAAGATAGTACTGGTACAGGTTTAACATATGCAGTTTCTTTTGCTGGAAGTGCTGTAACTAATTTAACTAGTAGTACTTTTCTTCCAAAAATAACTCAGTCATATACCGGCACAGGTGTTTCTGGAAATATTGTGTATGTACGAATGTCAACTACTACAACACCAGCTTCTCCATCTGGGTTTGGTATTTCTTACAACAATGTTGCTAAAACCATTTCAAGCATAGGTGCATCAGCTTTAGTTTATAGTGGAATTGCAACAACTGTATATCTACTTACAATGTCTTCCTATTTTGGCGCAGAAGATGTAATTTCTGTAAACTATACACAGCCTGCCTCAAATTACATAACTGATAGATCATCAAATGCAAATAAACTTGCAAGTCTTACATCACCAATTACTGCAAAAAATTATATAACTGATACAACTGCACCTACTTTAGATACCACAAAAAGTTATATTGACATTAATGGGCAAGATATATATTTAAAATTTACAGAAAATAATTCTAGACCTATGTTGCCAGCTGCAGGAATTCAAAATTTTTATGTTTCTATTGATGGACAATTTACACCAATAAAATCATCTACTGGTCTAGGCATTACTTTTTCTACAGATGTAAAGTTATCTCTTTACAATAAAATTAATTACAATAGTGTTGTTAAGGTTGGATATAGTGGGAATGGCGGAACTGCAGCATTAAGAGATAGTTCTAATAATTATGTTGCAAATTTTGAACCGCTTTTAATATCAAATTATGGCGTATGATAACTACGGTTTCTTCGATCCCAAATATTGGAATGAAGCTTTAAATAACGGCACTTCAATAGGATTCGAAATTGAGGATGAGACAACAGATATTTTCGTAAAATCTGAATTTTATCCTAATGCCAGCGTTATTTATGATACCAATCCGCCTAAAGGTATCTTGATATTAAATAGAAAAGCTGATGATGTTGATCCTGGAATAAAAGTTCATTATTTCTCTGGTACTGGATATTCTTCAACTACTACTGAATACACTGATACAACCAGTTCATATTCATTTACAAAAACAATTAATGCTTTTAAAATAACATCTGATAAATCTCAAAATATCTCAACAATTTATTTAAAATTAAAGAAAACTGGAAGCATTATTAATTTGGGCGACAGAATCAATGTTGCTTTATATACTCATGACACTACAAATGATGCTCCGTCTGCTCTTTTGGGCTCATTCGCAAGTATTCAGTTCAATGATCTTACTACTTCTTTTGTCTCGTATTCTTTCACAAATACTGGTGTTGCATTAGCAGCAGACACAACATATTGGATACATATAACACTAGATAATTTGCCATTACCAACAGTTGGCACTGCTACAATTGACATAGCAAATTACACAAATAAATCTTCTGAATTTGCATATTATGACAGTACTAATACAACTTGGATCAGACTAGCAAACACATCACCGTATTATAAGATAACTGCCTTTAATACATCATCAGCAGAATTATCTTCAAAAGATTATTTACTTGATCTTTTTGAAATACCAATCAAAGAAGTTTCAGTTTATGGTGGTAGCTCTGATCTTTCCAAATATGAAGTGATTGGCAATGATCAAGCAAATTATATCTATAAAAAATTTGATCCAGTTTATGAAGACACATCAAATTCTGCAAATAATATTTATCCAACAGTAACTAATTTAATTGTTGGTGCAACCGCAAAAAATACAAAGACATACATTTTGCAAGTAAAGCAAACTAAATCATCTGATTGGGAAGATATTGTTGAGAATATTGCAGATCCACAAACAACAGATTATTTAAACTTTACATTCACAGATCCTATTTCACTTTATGCTGCTCGAATTGCTTATCATGGAGACTACTTCACTATAGATCAAAGAGGTGATATAACTCTAGCCGCTTATGATCAATTCTCGGATGTTGTATCAGCACAAATATCAAGATTTTCTGATTTCAGAGATGCTACTTCTTTTCCAAATGCTGATTCAAAAGGATTTATAGATTTTTCTGCTGGTGAAACAACTTTCACTAATGTCGATCTTACGAATGCAGCTTATTTGTGGGCTAAAACAACAGGAAATGCAGCTTCTGAAATTACTGCTATTGCTACTTTCGGAGAGAAAATATTAATAGCAGCAAACCATAAAATGTACGTTTACAATAATGGATCAGTATATGAGATATTAAATGAATCACTTGTAAGCGAAAAGTACCAAATTACATGTATCCATGTCTTCAATGGTCGAGCATATGCAGGTACGAATTATGGTCTTGTTTTTACTTCTTTTAATGGTGAATTTTGGAGTGTATTAAACGCAAAAGACCCATTGTCGCAAACCTCATACAAACTGTTAAAGCCTATTATATCTATGACATCTTTAGGCAACAATTTATTTTTAGGATCGACAAAAGGTGCTACTAGCTCTTGTTCAGTTTATCAATACAATGGTAAAGCAATAACAGAAATAAAAACTTTCACTACATATGATCAAGTTTCTGCTCTTGCTGCAAAAGAATTTACTTTGTATGCTGGATTGGGAGGAGCTTTTGGTAGTGCAGCATCAGCAATTTATAAATATTACAATTCAGAATGGGTGCAAACATTATCATCAAATTATGATAATGTTGAATGTTTAGCAAAATCTACTACTAGAAATTCTATCATTGCTGGTTTAAGAGGCGGACAAATCTGGGAGTTATCTTTTACAAATGCAACAGCTAATTCTTGGGCTAAACTTTACGATACATATGCTGATCATATTCACAATATATACGATGATTCAAATGGCAATTACGTTTATATTAGCGCTGATAATGGAGTTTACGGATATTTTAATTCAATAAAGAATTTTAAAAAATTAGTCTCTTACTCATATGATACCAACTTGCTTAATGCTACTTGGAGATCGTATACAGGTACAGGCATTTCTTGGACTGATATTGGAGATATTGAAAGTTATAATTTTATTGCATACAGAGGACAAACCGAGGCTATAAATTATAATGGAGCTATTGGAAGTTCATTCATCCCACCTTCAGGGTTTACAAATAGCTCAGTAACTTTTGATGGCGCTATCAGAACGTCAAAAGATGGAGCTGTTTCATTTAGAATTGATAGTAATGTAGGATATAATTTATTTGTAAATGATATCTTGCAAATAAGTAATTACACACAATCAACTTCATTAACATCATTATATTCAACTAACGCTTTTAATGCTTTAGAAGGTGATTTACTCAAGATAAAACTCCAAACTACAAATAATGTTGGATCTGGGACTACATTTAAGTTATTTTGGCAGAAAAATACCGGAGAAACTTTCGAAGCAATCCCAGCATCCCAATTTTATGGAGCAAGTAAAGTAAAGTCGGTATCAGCCATTGGAAACACATTCTATGGAGCTGGAATGGATGGTAGCATTTACGAATTTACTACAACTCCATATGAAAACAATAATAGATATATTTATGCAAGATTTAAAGATCAAGCAGGAAATATTCAAGGTGTCTCTTTACCTGCCCATTCTAGTGGTTTTCCTGTTATAAGCGACAGAATGATGCAAGTGGCAAACACTGCAAACAGTACAGGTTCATTTATTCAATATACAACAACTACTGTTACATCAAATTCGAATACTACAATTAATGTAATTACAGGTAATACGCAAACTACTGGTACTGGTACTGGAACAAGCACTACTAATACCAACACAAATGGTACTACTACTGGAGGAACTACTACAGGTACAATCACTGGTGGAACAACCACTGGCACTACTACTGGAACTACTGGATTTGCAACAACTACTGTAGCGACAACCAATAATTCTGGTGTAATCTATCAAATTCAAAAGAATGCTGATAATTCATTGTCAAGAAAAGGCATTTATGTTCCGCCTTCAAGAGTTTACCCAGTTTATGCTCCTGATCGAAAAATTAGAGAATATGGCATTTATGAAGTTCAGCCAATATATGTCCCAACATTGATTACTTGGTCTCAAATTGTTGCTTTGATAATGAATAAGTATCCAACAACTCCAGATACAACTTTGGACAATGGAACTCAGGTAAAAATTTATGTCAAAACTGGAAATACTAGAGCAGATTGTATTGCAGCAACATACGGTGATGCTAAAACATTATCTTCTATTAATGACAGTCTAGCTCCAACAACTGCACAATCTTTGTCTGTTGATCTTTCAGCATATTCTGGTAAATGGCTGCAATATAAGGTCGAACTTATTTCAGCAACACCAAATATAACTCCAGAATTACTTTCATTGACTCTTTCATATACCTCATCAACAGGAAGTTATTTCTTTACTAGAATGTTTGATACAACCAATTATGATATTGATGCTCCAATGATCAAAAGAGGTTTATTGAGTTCTAACGAATTAAAAAATAATGGTAGCATCGTGTACGGATATACAACATCTGATGACGCAAATGAAACTTTCAATTTTGCCAACTATACTGTAATTTCTCCAAATCAAACATTTGAATTGTCAGAAGCATCAAGCAAAATTAGATTTGGAATTTTCCTAACAAGTGTAGGAACAACTCCATCTATGGTTTATGATTTTGCCGTACAACTTGACATAGGAGATGCTAGCATTAAATTTAATCCAACTCCGTAGGTAGTAATGGCTAATCGTACATCAATTTACAAGTTTTTATATTCACAATTTGGCGATATTTGGTATCCAGGTTATGACTATGAAAATATGCTTACAGCAGAAACCAATTTTTCAGGCATTTACTCTTTCTTTGGACCTGGAGTTATAAATGGCTGGGATGTATCAAAATTATCCGATAATAGATCAGATCAAATCTTACTTTTAGATGGATATAATTCAAGCGCAACAAGTGAATATGGGCAAAAATTATCATTACTAAATCTTGATTTCACTGTTTCTTGTAAAGCAGCAACTACCACAAATATCACTCTTACCGGCGCACAAACTATTGATGGAATTTCTGTTGTTGCTGGTGATCTTGTACTAGTAAAAGATCAATCTACAGCTTCACAAAATGGTGTTTATACTGTTGCTTCTGGATCTTGGACCAGACACTCTTCTTTAGATGCTACCTCTGATTATTCTAATAATTTTGTTGTTTATGTAGGCTCAGGAACAGTAAATCAAAAAACATTATGGATTGGTGCAGTATCATCTACAAACTTCACTTTAGGGTCATCAAATCTTTATTTTCAAGATGCTTTTAAACAATGTATTAAGGTTAGCACTGGAAATGGAATTATCGATAAATATGCTGCGAAAACTGAAAAGCCACATTATTTCAGACAAACCATAGCAAATACTTTTTATGCTTGGGCTGAATCTGGCATCTCAACATTATCAGACGAAATTTGCAATATAACTTGCCCATCATTACCAGATTCAAAATACAACACATATTCTAATGCGGTATATTTAGCCACAGTAATTTACAAAGCAGATACCACATATACTGATTTCAATACTGTATCAGAAATTATTTACGAAGAGAGAAGAAATCAAATCAATGAATCTGCTGGAGAATTTCAAAGACAACTTCAACTATCTTATTTAAAACATAAGCATCTTGGTGAAACAAATACTCCAGAAAAAATTGATCTTGGAAATTTTCTTGTTCTAACAGCTTCGACAAATGATGGAAATTTAAGCTACGATAATTCTTCTATTTTTATATTGAAGAATTCTGATGGTACCTTATTCAATGACACTCTTTCATCTTATGGCACACCAATTGTAAAACTTGATGGAACAACTTTATCAAAAACTGATTACACAATAAGTTCATCAAGTCCATACAAAATTTATCTAAATCAAAGCATCAAGTCAACATCTAAACTTGAAGTATATTTGCCATATGCTGTTGATAAGACATTAATAGCAGTAGATAATAGTCAAAAGTTATTATCCACAGCGCTTACATTCAATACTAACATAAAGTTAAGTGATGGAACAATTTATCAATATACTGACACAACTGGTTTAACTTCTGACCTTTACACCCTATTCTCTTGGACAGATTTTCAATATGATACTGCTGAAGTTTATTTGGCAGATACATTGATCGATTCAGTACACTATACAATCAATCCTTATTCTGGCTATATTTCACTTAAAAATACAATTCCAAATTATGCTCAATATACTTTCCTTGATTTGTCTGTTATAATCAAAGCACGTAAAATTGAAATCAAGAACGATCTTACAAACGACTACATAAAGAATTTATCTGCCAACAGTATATCTACAGGCAAGATATCAATAAATAATTTAAAGATCAATCATTACAGTGAAAATAGATATAAACAACTTTTGACTTTTACTCCAGATAAGTTCTTGACTACTGGAATTGGCAAGTCATATTTATATCCTCAAAATACAAATTCTTACATTCAATA